CCCCTATCTATTACCCCCCTATTATCCCCCCAAAAAAGAAAGAAAAAACTCTTGCGCATTTCGCAAGTTTTTGCGCAGAATCTGGGGGAAGAAAACGAGCCTTTGAGCAGCCACAGAAAGGCGGTGATACCGTGGCATTGACAGCAAAACAGACAGCGTTTGTCCAGGAGTACCTTGTGGACCTCAACGCCACGCAGGCCGCTATCAGGGCGGGGTACAGCCAGAGGAGAGCGGGGGAGATCGGATACCAGCTACTCCAAAAAACTACAGTCCAGGAGGCTATAAAAGCCGCAATGGATGAGAGAGGCGACCGGACGCATATCACCCAGGACTTTGTACTGGCCGAGCTGTACAAGATCGCCACCCAGGGGGCGGACGACGGGCCGGAGAGCAGCCTAAAATACTCCAACAAACTCAAGGCGCTGGAGCTGCTGGGCAAGCACATGGCCATGTTTACCGAGCGGTCCGAGGTCACGGGCACCCTGTCCCTGACCATGGAGAGCTACCTGGAGGACCTGGACAAGCAGGGCGAAGGGCAGGCGTTTTGATGGTTCACGTCAGAGTCTGCCGGGAGTACATCGAAAAGTGCTTGAAGATCCGAAACAAGCAGGGCAATATAGTCCCGTTTAAAATGAACGGCCCACAGGGGCGTTTGTATGACCAAATCAAGGAACTGCGGGCGCAGGGAATCCCGGTGCGCATCATCGTGTTAAAGGCCCGTCAGATGGGGTTTTCGACCCTCATTGAGGCAATCATATTTTGGGCAGCAGCCACGGCGCGAAACGTGGCGGGGCTGGTCATGGCCCACCAGGACGACGCCACGTCAAACATCTTTGGCATGGCAAAGCGGTATTACGATTACCTGCCCGACCGCCTCAAGCCCATGCAGAGGGCCAGCAACGCCCGGGAGTTGCTCTTTGCATCACCTACCGGCAGCAAGGGCAAGCAGAGGGGCCTGGACAGCTCCATCCGGGTGTCCACGGCAGGCGGTCATGGCGTCGGCCGGTCCTTTACGATCAAGGTGGCCCACCTTTCTGAGTTCGCATTCTGGCCGGGAGACAAGCGGGACACGCTTGCCGGTATCATGCAGGCAGTCCCGGACGAGCCGGACACTATGGTATTCATCGAGAGTACGGCAAACGGATTCGACGAGTTCAAAGATATATGGGACAACGCGGTAAGCGCCTGGGAGCGCGGAGAGCGTGACGGATGGTGTCCCTTCTTCGCTGCCTGGTGGCAGATGGAGGAATACCGGCGGCCCGTGCCACCTGGATTCGTTCGGACGGTGGAAGAAGAGGAGCTTGTCAAGCTCTACGACCTGGACGACGAGCAGCTTGCATGGCGGCGCTGGTGCATCAAGATCAACTGCGGCGGGGATCTGGACTTGTTCAGGCAGGAATACCCCGCCTGCCCCGATGAAGCCTTCATCGCTTCCGGTTCCTGCATCTTTGACCAGACGGCAATAGCCGCATGGCGGCAGGTTATCAAGACCCGGGCGGCAGTAACCGGAATGAGCCAAGTATACAGCGGGCGAACGGAAAACCGTGGCCGATTTGTCTATGAGTACGACGGCCTGACGGTCTCCGGGATCACCTGGGAGCCTTGCGCCGATGGTGAGATTACCATATACAAGCGCCCTGTGGAGGGCGTGCCCTACGTCATAGGCGCAGACACCGCCGGAGACAGCGGGACGGCCTGGTCCGACTTCTTCGCAGCCCATGTGCTGGACAACACCAGCGGCGAGCAAGTCGCCGTGCTGCATGGCAAGATGGACGAGGACGTATTTGCCCGTCAAATCTACTGCCTTGGGATGTACTACAACGAGGCGTTGGTGGGCGTGGAGGTCAACTACTCTACCCACCCGGTCAAAGAGCTAACCAGGCTGCAATACCCCAGGCAGTACACCCGGGAGCAGACAGACACCTATACCGGGGCGCTCAAAAAGGCCTATGGATTCAACACCAACACGGCCACACGGCCGGTTATCATTGCGGAGCTGGTGGAGGCGGCCCGGGACAACCTGGAGAACATCGTGGACGATGCCACACTGGCCGAAATGCTCAGCTTCGCCAAGAACGACAAGGGACGCGCCGAGGCGCTACCGGGCAAGCATGACGACCTGGTTATGTCCCTTGCCATTGCCAACCACATCCGGCCCCAGCAGTCCATGGTGGTTCTGGAGACGCCGGAGGAACCCCACAAGAAGCTGATAGACATACTCAACGCAAAAGACAGGAGGAGACGCCGCCGTGCCTAAGAAAAAGACTGGAGCAATCCCCGGCTATGATTACTCCGACCGGCAGGCCCGGGAGGAAACGGCGGGGCAGCTCTTTGCCAAGGCCAAGAACGCCCGAACATTCCGCGAGACGGAGTGGGTGCGGTACAACGATTATTACAACTTTATCCACGCGGTCAGCGACGAGATCCGGGAGGCCGTGAGGGACTCTGACATTGGATGGGACCCGGCGGTGGTGCCTGACCCGTTTATCATGGTCGAGAGCCAGGTGGACCCCGTGGTGCCCGAGCCGGAGTTCCGAGGAAGGGACGACGATCTGGACAGCAGCAAGGCCAAACAGCGTGAATATGCGTGCAAGTTCGTCTGCCAAAACAACCGATTGGACGACCTCAACACCAGCAATGAACGGCGGCTGACCAAGTACGGCGACGCCTTTTGGAAAGTGTACTGGGACGATGGTATGCCCTGCGGCCCCAACTGGGGCGACATCCGAGTTCGGGACGTGCCAGTGGATGCGCTGTACATCGACCCTACCGCAGGCCCGGACGGCATCCAGGCTGGGCAGTATGTGGCCTACCTCTACCGGCTCCACAAGGTGGTATTTTGGCGGACCTACGGGGCAGCGCTCCGCAAGGACGGCATGACGGTAGACTCTATTCTGGAGAGCGAGTACACCGAGCGTGGCGGTATCTTTGACATGGTGACCCCCAATGTGGAGGACTCCGAGGATACCGTGCAGGTGATGGAGTTCTGGTATAAAGACCCGGAGACCGGCCGCGTGGGCTGTACCATCCAGGCCGGGGGCCACGAGGTCAAGCACATCCCGGACTACTGGCAGCGGACCGGAGACCAAAACCAGCTGTTTCCGTTTGTCCATTACTGGCGGATTCGGGACGAAAACCAGTTTTATAACCGCTCTGAGCTGGAGCCTATCATTCCTATGGTGGACGCAGCCGACCGGGAACTTGCCAATGGCCTGCTGAATGACGCCTTTACCGCCAACGATATTGTTCTGGTGGAGGAAAACGCCCTTGCCCCCGGCGAGGAATTTACCAATGTCCCCGGCGCTGTGGTTACCGTCCGGCAGAACGCCGTCGGAAAGATTGCCCGTCTGGGCGGACTGAACAGCGGTTCCAATTCCCTTCCTATGGTGGAGTGGCTGCTCACTCAGATTCAGCGCACCAACCGCAACTATGAGACAAACCAGGGCAAGGTCTCCAGCTCCGTCAAGACGGCATCCGAGCTGGCTATGATTCGCTCCGATGTGGACACCCAAATGGAGATTAAAAAGGCCGACCGAAACGCCGGTTTTGAGCGGCTTTATGAGCTGATTGACTGGTCGGTGCTGGAGTTCTACGACGAGGAGCGACAAATCTTCATCGGGGCCGAGAAACCGGACGAAGATCCGGTAAACTTTGCGCTCAATACCGACCAGCTGGCCGGATATGTGCCGGCCACTTACGACTTCATGACCGGCGACGTGCTGGAGGAGGAACGCCGGTACTGGCCCCGGGTGGGTGTGACCGTAAACGCCGGTGACGGCGTGATCCGTAGCAAGGCGGCGACGCTCCAGGCCCTGCAAAACCTTGTTGCGGCGCAGGTCACCCCTGACAATTACAAGTTGTTTGAGGCCATGGTGGACGTGCTGGACATCCCGCAGAAACAAGAAATCATCCAGGACTGGGAAAGCAAGTTTGCCCCGGCGGTTCCGCCTGAGATCGTGGAGGCGCTGGCGCAGAATCCCCAGCTTTTGCAGCTTGTGACCCAGGCTGTAACCGCCCAGCAGGCAGTCCAGCAGATGCAGAGCGCCCAGCAGGTGCCCACGGGCCAGATGGGCGGCAACCCCACGGCGGCCCAGTTTGACATGATGGGAGGCGGTGCAAGTGCTGTGCCCACGGTGTAAAACGGACTGTCAGGTGGTCCGGAAAGAAGGAAAAATACTCTATATCTGCCGGGATCCCCAGTGTGAGAACAAGGGGAAGATCGTGGCAGAAAAATAAAATCGCGGCCGGGGCGGATAACGGCGAAAGGAGATCACTATGGGCGAGTTTGAAAGCCAGGTAACCGAGCAGGAGATTGACGAGGGCACCGCTGGCCAGGAGAGTGTCGTGGACTCTCAGGAAGAAGATGTGACCGAAACCAACCAGGACCCCGGCGAAGGGGGTAACGCTGACCCCGCAAGTCAGCGCCAGGAGGGCGGACAGTCGCACCAGGACAACGCCGCCGCCAGAGCGGCCCGGATTCGCGCTGAACAGGAGACCACCGAGCGCCTGCAACGTCAGTATGACCAGCAGGTAGCCGGTATGGGTATCATAAATCCCTACACCGGGAAGCCTTTCAGCAGCTTCAAGGACTTCCTGGCCTATGGGGAAAGGTTCAAGGCGGATAAGCTGGCAGAAGAAGCCAAGCGCAAGGGAACCACCGTGGAAAAGCTCCAGGAGGAGCAGGAAAACCAGTCCTGGATTACTCAGAAGCGGCGCGAAGAGGCTGTCCAGAAGCAGGCTATGGCGGCCATCAACGCAAGAAACGATTTTGTGCGTCAGGACTTGGACCGGTTTGTCAAGAAGTATCCCGACGTGGACCCCGGGAAGCTGGAAAGCAACCCGAAGTTCCGGAAGTTTGCAAAGAACCGGCTTTACAAGGAATCTCTGTGCGACCTGTACGAGGATTTTGTGGAGCTGGTCAGTGACGCCGAGCGTTCCGCCGTCGAAAAGGCCGCACGCAAGAGCGGCAGAGGCACCGGCGGCGGTCAGAGTGGCGGTGGTGACGGCCTTACCCCTGCGCAGCGGGCAGAACTGGAGGAGTGGAACCGCGATAACCCCTCCATGAAGATGACCGCAAAAGAGTTTTTGAGTATGTAACAGAAAGGAGACCCCTATATGCACCAGGTTATGGATGTATCCGGTGCCGTGCTTCAGTCCGAGCGTGAGTACGACATCGCAAGCAATACCAATGTAACTGTGGGCGCTCTGGTCAAGCTGGAAAAGGGCCTTGTGGTGCCCGTGGTTTCGGCTGAGACCGGCGCTGTGCTGGGTATCACCGCAGAGGCCCACACCGGCACCGAGGACGCCCTCAACCCCCGCAACAACGGCACCAAGATCATCGTCCGGGACGCCCCCGGCGCTGTCCTTGCCTGCCCCGCCCCCGTGGTGGATGCCATTTCCGGCAGCGGCGCTACCACCGTGAAGTTCACCGCCACCACCGGCGCAGGCGCGAATGCCTTTGACGGCGGCTACATCAAGGACAAGACCGGCGCTATCCGCCGGATCACCACCGGCTCCGAAAGCGGCGGAACGGTTACCCTTACCGTCGAAAGCGGCGACACGGTAGCCGTGGGCGATAAGATCGTGGTTTATCCCCCTGTCGGCTGTGACAAGCTGGCTGTGGGCGACGACGGCACCAACATGGTTATTACCAAGGCCGGCGCAACTTCCATCAAGGTAGTGGGCCGCGACGAAGTAACCGACGAGATTTGGTTCATGGCCGTCAAGCACGCCCTGGGCAACGGGCAGTAAGGAGGTCCAAGTATGCCTACTAATGTCAACTCCACCGCCTGGAAGGGCGATAACTACAAGTTTGTGGGCAAGGCGTTCCAGAGCGCCTATGCCAACCGCATGAACAAGTTCAAGATGATTATGGGCGAGGTCAATTCCAAGTCCATCGACTACGAGATGAACGGCACCGGCGGCTACGGTGAGCTGTCCCCCTACAACGGAGCCGACCTGAACATGGGTGAGCAGAAGCGCGGATTCCGCACCATCATCACCCCCGGCGAGTTCCAGAAGTCCATTCCCATCGGCTACAAGCAGGCCAAGGTGGACAAGCTGGGCGAGACCAAAAAGGTGGGAACCAAGCTGGGCGACTCTGCTGCCATGACCGTGTATCTGCACTGCCTGCGGATGTTCGGCAACGCGTTCAACGCCAAGATCCTGGGCGGCGACGGCCAGCCCTGGGCCAGCACCAAGCACCCCGTGGCTGCCAAGATGGACCAGGGCCGCAAGCGTGTGCCCGATCCTGATTCCGGCACATTCTCCAACCTCATCACCGACGAGCTGAGTGTGGATGCTATCACCAAGGCCCAGTCCCTTTCGGGCCGGTATCTGACTCCCGACGGCCTGCCCTTCCTCTGCCAGATGGACTGCGTGCTGGTCTCTCCCGAGCTGGAGGCCACCGCAAAGAAGATCTTTGGCGAGAACAGCAAGCTGCGCCCCCTGCGCAACCCCGGCGACGACACCAACGCGGCAAACCCCGTGTATGAGGACATGACCTACATGGTGGTGGGCGGCGGCAAGGACGGCTTCGGCCCCAAGCAGTGGGCCATCTGTGACCGCACCCTCATGAAGGAGCTGGTCAACATCGTGTACATCACCAAGCCCATGGTCATGAACTCCGACCTGGACAACCCCCTGATTGACCTGTACACCGCCTATGTGGACTTTGGCGTGGGCTGGGGCGACTCTCGGCAGATCATCTTCTCCAACCCTGCGTGACAACAAGAGGGCGGGCAAACGCCCGCCCTCTTTGACTTTCTGGAGGTAATACCATGACATTGGGAGATGGAAAACGGAAGGTCCTCATGCTCATTGACGAGTATTCCTCCGGCGGGTCTATCACCGTGGACGAGGACCTGAACGTGCGCATGGCGGACTTTTTCGACCTGGCGCAGAAAAACATTGCCAATTACAAAAAAATCATCCGGACGTTTACCCCGGCGGCGCCAGACCCGTCCCCGGGCGATACTCCCGCCGCCGGTTTTATTGCCTGCCCGTTGCCGGACAACTTCAAGACCCCGTTTCGGATTTGGAAGGACGGCAAGCGGGGCCGGAACTATGTGTTCACAGAAAGCGCGATCCTGCTTCCGGAAAGCGATATCGGCGCGGTGGTGGTGGAGTACTTCGCCACACCGGCCACCATCCCGCAGAACGCGCCGGACGATTACGAGTTCGAGGTAGACGAGGATGCAGCGGCTTGCCTGCCCTACTTTGTAGCCGCACAGCAGCTGGTGGTGGATCTTGTTGTCGATTACCAGCCGCTGCTTGATAAGATCGTCATCCAACTCTTTGAGCGGATGAAGACTGCACCCAGGAGCCAGCTCATTCAAAAGCAGCGGGAGAAAGAACTCCAACTGGCAAACAGTTCAGTAGCAAATCTGGAGAAACTCCACGCCGCCGCAGAACGGGAACTGGAGAGCTACAAGAAGGAGATCATCAAGACCATCAATGGGACTGGCAGTTTTGGAGCGGACATCCTCGGCGAGATGATAGAGGACACCCGAAGCAAACTGGCGGCGCTGGCACAGGAATTGGAACAGGCCAAGGAAAAAGCGGCTGATCTGAAGAGCTCTGCCGTTGCCGTCCAAAAGGAGTATGACAAGATTATATCCTGGGCCGACCTGTATGCGGGGAGTAGTATCGAGGGAAAGAAGATGATCCTGCGGCAGCTCATTGAGCGGGTGAATATCGGGAGGAACTTTGAAATCCAAGTGGAATTCAAAATCAGTGTCACACAGTTCTTCGACTTCCTGCATCCGGAAGGGGACAAGAGTGTGTACTATCGTGCATCCTGAAAGCATGAAAAAACTCGGGAGATCTCATTTTGAGATCTCCCGAGTGTGGTGGACCTAATCGGGATCGAACCGACGACCTTACGGATGCGAACCGTACGCTCTCCCGAACGCGACACAGCACGGGCCCCACTCTTTTGGCCAAGCAAGGCTTTTTGCCAGCTTTACTTGGGCCCGTGTATTGCGCGGGATTCTTAGGGGATGCGAACCATTGGGAGGAAGCCTCCGAATGATTCGCATCTTGGCCCCAAATGAGTAATTCTTTGTTGAGAGATTTTCGCTAAGGTGTCCTCTATTTTCCCTCAAAAAAACACTGTCCAACAGGGTCTTCCTCTTAACTCCTTTTGGGGAGAGTTCAAGTCATCCCAGACACGGAGATCCTCCCAAAATATCTTTTCGAAATTCACTCTTTTTTGAAAACAAAACCCGCACCAAATTGGAACTGCAAATGTCTTTTGATTCTATCCACGGTGAATCCTTAATTTCTTGAGCTTTCTCGCAAGTGCTCAGGGAGCATTTGATCAATCTCCTCCGTGTCAAAAAACTGTTCTTCATCTTCTTTTAGTGCCTTTTGCGCCGCAAGGTAACTTCTGTGATCAGTTGGTCGAGCTGTTGTATAGACTTTTGCTGTAGACTCCTGGAGCTTATCTCGTCGCTCCATGATAATATCTTCGCTTAGAACTGAGAAGTCTGTAAGAAGAGAAATATATTGCTCTCGAATAATCCATAATTCGTGGGCTGTTGCGCGGTGACTGCTAATATCGCCAGCAAGGTCGAATTCTTTAAAGAACAAATTAAGTGCCAGTAAGATTGTCGAAACAATACCCGCGACCCAGGTCATGACAACTTCATCTGAAGCTATTGCGCCAAGAAATCCACCAGTTGAAATAGCAGAGAGAAAAATTTGCCATATCCTTATTCTTTTATTTTTCTTGACCAAAAACTCTGCTTGCTTTAAATGCGTTGTATATGTGTAAACAACTCGGCCAAAAGCCTCTCTGATTTGGACTTTTAAATCTCGCTTGTGAGATTCATTATGTTCCATTGAATTATTCTCCTATAAAAATGGCTGCCATTTTCAATTAACCATATAGTTAAGCACTTTCCACAGACATTCTGTGCTGTCTCTCCAGCTTAATACCTGGTTGCTTCCAGGAGCATATAAATGATATATTCCTCTTTGAAGATAGTTTTCTAAACTTTTCAGGAGATGGTTTTCATATTCTCCCCATGCAGAAGTTGAAGTTTCTCCATCAGGTACCCACTTCCAGCTTCCGATGGTTGAAAATACAAAGCTATCTATTACAATTCCTGATAGATGGTAACTTTTATAATTGCTATCTCGAACACTTCTAATATGCTTACAGGTATCATAAAGTAATCCATTGCTTTGCCTATTTTTTGCATACATAGCTTCTTGTTCTGCTTTAGGATTCGTGGGCAGCCAGTTTCCTCCCATATTTGTGTCAGGGTAGATATATGTACCGTCCCACTGACCAATCCAGTTCAAATTTTTAAATGCAGGAAGTATCTCGAATTTCATACCATCGCTAAAGGAAATTATTACAACTTGCCCATCAGCTCTCACATCGCTACGAGGATAGGTATTTAGAATTGCTAATCTCACCGCTTGTAGTAAGCGAGATTGTCCATTCCCTTTAACAACATCATACTGCATATATCTATTCTGTGGTAATTCAACCAAGATGTCAAGATCGCTGGTATTGACTGCTGTCCCACGCCCATATGAACCGACATACAAGCTATGTTCTAATTCGCTATCGATACCCCAAAATTCACGGTTAATAGCACGTGTCACAACATGATACCGCATAGAGATTGTTTCCCGAATAGCTTGCGGAATTATTTCCTGATGCTTACATACATGTGAACTCATGATATTATACCTCACTTATAGGCGGACCATAATATATAGAAAATTATACCATGGAAAGCATCCATTTTAAAGCCACATACCATCCATACGGATCAAAATATTTTGCGGATTAGGATTCACAACAAGAATTACTCTTATTAGGGTAGGTCATAAAGCAATTGGCTCTCAATCTGTACAATATCATCCAAAACTATCTCCTGTCCGCCAACCATGCTCAAAATTCTTTTAAATTCGTCAATCTTTTTTGCTCGGCCGACAGTTGTGACATAGGATCCGCCGTCTTTCCGCTCGTCCGGCTGGAACCAGATGACCGTGACCTCCGGCTGCTCGGCAATGTATTTCAGCAGCACCGCCTGCCGTCGATCTAACTCCGCTCTGGTGTCCTCGTCCAGATCCATTCTCTGGTCTGTCAGCCGGGCGGTTTCCGCGACGGCACCCGCGTGACCGGAGAGGGCGGCGAAGGGGCTGAAAATGGCGGCCCGCTCTGAAATCGGCATCCGAGGGTGCTTGGCGGAGGTGGGGTGGGGCAGGTGGAGGATATCGTCATATTTCCCGCTCATGCGTGGTGCCCTCCTATGGTCTGATTCCGCTCCTTGGCAGTGGCCCCCTCCTCCAGGTTCATCCCTTTGAGGATGGCGTTCTTGCCGAACTTCTTCTTGATCCCCAGCATGGCCTCCTGAATCTTCCGCTCCCGGGCATGGGCGGCCTCGTCCGCCTGCTCCCGCTGCTCCTTGGCGGCGTAGTCGGTGAACAGATCCAACTGCTCTGCCTCATCCTTGGGCACATCAACCTCGGGGAGCAGCTTGTTGGCGCTGATGCTCAGTCGGCGGATCAGTAGATTCTCGTCCACGATCCGGTCGTAAAGGGCACTCACCGCCTTCAGCAGATCGCTGGCGGAAGAAGTGTAGGGGAAATTCTCTGTCCCCACGGCGTGCTTGGGGATCTTCCGGCCATAGCGATCAGTGGTCACCGGGCCGCGGTAGCTCTGACGGCGGCTTGGGTCGTCCAGATTCTCCCGGTCGTAGCCCACGGTGAGTACCAGCTGGTTGGTCACCAGCCCTTTGTCCACCAAATCCAAGGCCAGGGCGTCCGCCATCTCCCGCACCACCAGCCTGGCTTTCTCGAAGTCGTAGGGACACTGCAGGACTTGCCCGGAGACGATACTTTTGTTCTCCGGCTTATAGGCTTTCACGTCCGCAATAGTGCAGGGCTCCCAGCCCCAGGCATGGTCGATCAAAATCTCCGCATTGACGCCGAACAGCCGGTACAACAGTTCCTCGCTGTGGTAATCTCCAGGTTTGCCGATGGAACACCGGGCGATGTCGCCCATGGTATATAGTCCGTGAGCCTCCAGCTTATTGGCATAGCCCTTGCCTACCCGCCAGAAATCCGTCAGGGGGCGGTGGGTCCACAGAAGACGGCGGTAGGTCATCTCATTCAGTTTGGCAATCCGCACTCCATCTTGATCTGGATGGACGTGCTTGGCTACGATGTCCATGGCAACCTTGGCAAGATATAGATTGGTACCCATTCCCGCCGCAGCGGTGATGCCGGTAGTCTTCAGAATGTCCAGGATAATGGTGCGGGTCAGTTCCCGCGCCGTCATCTTATAGGTGTCCAGGTAGTTGGTGATGTCCATGAACACCTCGTCGATGGAGTAGGGGAAGATGTCCTCTGGGGCGATATATTTCAGATAGACGCTGTAGATTTTCGTACTCCAATCGATGTAATGAGCCATCCGGGGCGGAGCCACGATATAGTCCAGAGCCAAGGCAGGGTTCCCCTGTACTTCAGGATCGTTCCAGGAGGCGCCGGTGAGCTGATGGCCTGGAGCGTCCCATTTCCGCTTGGCGTTTACCTCTGCCACCCGCTGTACCACCTCGAACAGCCGGGCCCGGCCAGAGATACCGTAGGCTTTCAGAGAGGGGGAGACGGCCAGGCAGATCGTCTTCTCCGTGCGCCGCTTGTCTGCCACCACCAAGTTGGTGGTCATGGGATCCAACCCCCGCTCCACGCACTCCACCGAGGCGTAGAACGATTTCAGGTCACAGCAGATATAGGTCCGTTCTTTCATGCCCGCTCCCTCCTTCCATTTTAATTAGTATCTCACAATCGCTGTCCCATTATCGGGTCCAACCCAGCACGGTGTCCAGTTCCCCCAGGGCCGCGTCCGGAAAGTTCTTCCGTACCTGTTCATAAATCATGGTTTTGGATTCCGCCGGGTCCACGGAATAGGCGGAAGAAATGTGGTCATAGCCCCACAGGGCCTCCGGGGTGGTGTAGATGGAGAGGGGCCAGCCGTAGGGTGCGCCCCGTTTATTGATTCGCTGCCGGAAGTCCCGAATCAAGAGATAGCCGCCCATCTGCAGGTCGGTGACGGTACCCTCGAAGTTCTTTTCCCCGCCCTTGCCGAAGCCGGCCCGCTGTTTCAGGGCAAAGGAGAACCACTCGTCCTGCCCGGCAAAGCAGTCCATGATCCGCTTCTGGCGCATGGGAGCCAGCTCGTCCTCCCAGCGGCTGTCGAAGTCGTACCCGTCCCGCCGCCAGTTGGCAAAATGGGGAAACCAGGCTTTGGAGATGAAGCCGGCCTTCTTCCCAAAGAACTTTCCGTAGGCCACCTTGCCGCTGCGGGCCATCAGGCACCGCCACTCCCAGGGGTCCTGGGCTTCATCCCCAGACCACCAGTAGAGGTCGGCGGTGTTCTCCTCCACAGAGAATCCGTCCACCTCATTTTTGAACAGGGGCAGAAAGCCAATCTCGTCAATCCACTCGATCAGCTCATCCCAGCTCTGAATGCGGGCGGGATCATACCAGTCCAGTCCCCGCATGATCCACTCGCCGTTCTCGATGGACATGATATTCCCCCTTCCACATTGTTGCCATGATTATAACACAGTAGGGAGGAGGGATGCTATTGATATTTCTTCAGATCAGCCCATCTCCATGCCGTTGAGGAATTGGGCCTCGGAAATGTTAAACTCGATCTGGATACCATAATTGCGGGTCAGGGTAACGGCCTTGATCATCTGTGAGGAAATCACTTTTTTCTCGTCAATGCTGGCAGAATCGAATAGTTCCGCCCAGGAGAGGAGCTGTTGGTGCTGTGCCAAAATCTCGGATGAAATCGTTTTGGCTTCGCTCATGCCTATCTGTAGCATCTCAATTTCCTTGGAGAGTCCATCCACTTTTTCCTGCGCAATATCCATCCGCTTTTTTACTTGTCCCGGCGTAAATACGCAGGTCCCCTCAATAGAAGCAAGCATTAGTTCCTCCCACTTAGAGAGCTCCTTGGTGGCCTTGGAATATTCCGCCTTTGCCAATTTCAGCTTTTGCTGATATTCTTTATTGGAAATCTGAACTTGTGCTTTCAAAAATTCCTTTTCATCTACCCGTTTGGCCCGCTCAAAAATGCCCCGAAGAATGGATTCAACAACGCTGTCCACTTTCTCTGCACGATATGTAGTGGGGCCGTCACATTGTTCCTTGTGCTGGGTCCGGTTGTAGCACTTATAGATTGCGATGCGCTCCGGGTGATCTGAGGGGTGGTGGGCCTTTCGTGCGGTAGTTGCAAAAACACGGCCTCCGCAATGACCGCAGTAAACATTGCCTGAGAGCAGGGCTTTTCCGACAATTTTCCGTGGATATGAGCCGGAGGAGCGGACTACAGTGGCTTCGTTTCCATCCTCCAAGGTGACTTTTTCCGTCTCCCAGCCGCATTTGATTGCGTAGTTGATGGATCTCTGCTCTCTGGCCTTTGTCACCCGCTGAAACTGCTCCAACGGGATGATCTGCAGCTCTGGAAACACATCAGATTGTGTTTCCCCGCTTCGTAAAATGCCGGCGTTCATGATGTTGGCCAGAATGTGCTGGATCGTAGAGTAGTGAAACGGCTCCCCGGTTCTTAGATTGATGATCCCCTCATTTTTCAGGATCGTAGAGATTTTCCGGCCTCCGTAACCGTATCGATCAGTCAGGTCAAACATTCGCTTGACTGCGAAAGCTTCGTCCGGATTGATTTCGATATCATACAACTCTCGATTTTTCTTTCCTGTCCGGCCTTTTTTTACCAGTTGAAAGCCATAGGCAGGGGTACCGCCACGGAAGCGGCCCTCTTGAACAATTTGACCCAGCCTGGTCTTAGTGCGGATGGAGGTCTTCAGGCTTTCCCCGGACGCCTGCCAGTAGCGGATGTAATTCATAAGCTTGTCAACATGATTATCAAACCGCTGCTGCCCTTCCTCGGCGCTCCATACCTCGATTCCGTTATTGACGAACCACTCTACTACAAAGGGTGTCTCATCCTCTTTGCGGCCAAGTCGGTCAAACATAAAGACCAACAGAACATCAAATTTTCCCAAGGCCGCATCCCGCTGAATCTCTTGGACAGCATCCCGGTCTTTGGCAGAGACCTTGAAACCGGAGACACCTTTTTCAGAAAACTCCGCAATGATGTCCCAGCCCTTTTCAGCGGCAAATTCGTGGCACCGATGTTTTTGCATGGGGATATCGTCTTTTTCTACCTGTCCTTTTGTAGAAACGCGATAAAGACAGTAGACCCGCTTTCCCATGGGCGCTCCTCCTTAACCTGCACCCCGCTGGAGGTAGGATTCCTTCAGAATCTCTCGCACCAGACTGGGAACAGCTTGGTTGGCCTGTTCGTTAAAGATGAGCCTGACGACCAGACCTTGGACAATCAGTTCTTGTACGCCTTGTCTTTTTGTATCATTCTGCTGCCTCATGGCCGATAGCTCCTTCCTGAATGATTTGTTCCAGTTGATGAATCAAAGAACCGGCTTCCTCAGGCAAAGAGAAAGCCAGTTCCTGTGCGGCCCGGAGCTGCTGAAGGATAGCTTCCAGGTCATTTCGGTCAAGTGTCGATGTTTCGCAGAGCACAATGGCCCGGTCGAGGCAGAGGATTTGAATATCCTCACCAGGGGACAGATTTGCTTGCTCCAAAAGCGGGGAAGGAATCAAAAGCTTCTCCGCGTCCTCCCCGGCCTCGATGCACTCGGGAGAGAGCAGGAATTCCTGATAGTCATTTTTTGCCCCGCCTCGTGTCAGATAGGCGAGGTAGACGGGATCGGCAGGGGATAGCCCCATCTCCTGGAGCAGTTCAGATGCGATGTGGAGATCCCCGTTTTCGCTTACCTGCAGAACCACTTCACTGATTTTCAAACACACCATCCTCCCTAAAAGATAAAGTGCCGGCATCCGAGAACGGTGGCCGGCACTCATCATGATTTGTCAATAGTAATGGTATATAGAGAATACATCATCAGATGATTGCGGTCTGTAACCATCTGCTACTCTCTTTGTTGACAGTTATACGTTATTTTCTATGGCATTCGCCTCACTTTTCTTGGTGTTCCTTAAAATCTGCGGTTAATACCACAAACATAGGGACCGCCCTGCCTTTGGCATTTCACCTTCTCCAGCGATTTTTCTGGATTTATGCAATAAAAGCATCCTCATCAGTTGGAGGGTGAAACAGGGACAAAGGCGATCCCCATGGCTTCTGATATTAAGACTTCACAGTTCTCTCTGTGTCTAAGGGATGGTCGAAAGCGAGATACCGATCCGCACCGGCATTCAGCGTCTCCACTTCCTCTGAGCTGGTAGCGTGGGTTGACAGAACCAGGATCGGGGTCTGTTCCAGCTCCCGCATCCTGCGAATCAGGTCCACACCGCTGATCTCTGAAAAAGATAGATCCATAACCACAAGAATATAGTGATACCTTGCCACCATACTCAGCGCTTGCATATAGCCATCAGCATGGTGGAATTCCAGTGAAAGCCCCTGCAGGCTGTCCTCAATATCCTGACAAAGTTGCTGATTGCTTGTGATAATCAACGCTTTATGCGGCATTGTCTCACCTCGAATCTAATAGTGTAAGCGCAACAGGAAGTGGTACGCAACTGCTCGTAAGTTTCTTAAGAAAAACCAAAATGCTTAAATCATTTCTCACAGACGATCTTTCCATCTAAAAACTTTATACTTTGGACTTGTGCTGTGTTTGTGACCTCCACAGTTTCCCATCCCGTCCAGCGGAACACTTTATAGAGCCGTCCGCCTTGCAGATAGTAGATGTAATTCCTGTCTACGACAAAGGATGTAACAGAGCCCACATCGGCCAGCAGTTCGTCTACCGTCGGTTCATGGTCAAACAGCCCCCAAAAGGTTGCCATGTTATCAGAGCCGGTGCTGAAGTAAAGCCGTGTGGAAAAATCCTTTAAATCGATTCGGTAAATCTGAAAGCCATCCCCCACCTCGCCGCTGGAGGCATAATAACAGGCATCCTCGTCAACATAGATGCTGGAGATAGCCCCGGATTGTCCAAAGGGATCACGGGTCAGCAGGATAGCCTCGCCTGTGGCCTTGCTGGTCGCAGTGATTGTGTTCTCCACCATATCAAGCTCTACCGTGTAGGCCCTGTTTTCTCCCTTGGACGCATCGGCCAGAAAATCATGCGTAATCTCACTGGAATTGCTGTGCCCACAGCCAGTCAATGAAACGGTCATGCAGAGTATGAGCACCGCTGTCAGGAGCGGGCGGGCAGAAATGGCCTTCCGCCTGCCGACATAAAATCTGAGACAAAGCCACACCAGCAGACATACGATAGCCAAGAACAGGACTATCAAAAAGCCGAACTGCTCCGGTGTGATGCCCGGAAAGGTTACTATATCAATCAAGTTCCAGTCCTCGTCATATCCAACCTCTGTCAGTGTCCCCCACACATAGCCGGTTCCGGCCAGCAGACCCGCCGGGAGCGGAAGGACATATTTGAGAAAGCTGCCGCCGATCAAATGTGGCAGAATAGAAACCGCGATGCCGGAAAATGTAGTCAGCACCGTCTGCCGGAACAGGATGGAGAGAAGGGCAATCAGGATAGCAAACCAAGCAGCCCCCAAGCACCTGGATAAGACTACGATCCCATACGCCTGCCCAACGGAAATAAGGTAGGGCGAATGTTCAAAAAAGGACAGGCTTTGCAGCGGATAGGAGGCTCCATCCAGGCCGACCGACAAGGCGACAACAACAAACTGCACCAACTGAAACAGCACCGTCGCCAGAACCGCCAGAGCCGCCATTACGCATAATTTGATCCCAGCCAACCGCCCTCGGCCATTTCTGCAAGAGCGGAGGATCTGCGCCATCCCGCACTGGTACTCCCCGCAGAACACCGGAACACAGAGCGCCAGCAGAAATAGTAACAGGATTACATTCACGCCATCGCGGGTCAGCAATGTGTCCCATCCTCGCTCATCCATCAGGAAACGATGGGCGGGGTCCTCTTTTGCGTAGTAATACTGGTTGTAGATGGTTAAAAAGGCGGCCTTCCTGCCATCATCGGAGCGGGTGGCTTCTGCGTACTCCGCCTCCATCTCCTGCGCCTTTTCCTCTGTTATCTCACCTTGCCAGCGTTCCATGTAGGTCAGGTAGGTATCTTCGTTCCGATCAATCACATAACTGCTGTCGTAGCCGCTGCCGACGCAAAAGACTGCATAAGCCGCCAGAGCAATCAGAAGAAGCAAAAGCCCTTTATGATGAAATAATATCTTCTTTAATTCTACTTGCAGCATGATTTCCTCCTGATTGCTATGACCAGCAGACACGCGATTACAGCTTGAACGATCAGAACCACAAAAAGTCGGAGCAGATATACCCCACCGATGCTCACCCCGGACAGGCTTTCCAGCAGGTTACTGCCGCTGGTCAAGGTGAATGGGCTGATGCAGGAGAGGGCCTGTTTCCACCACACGGGGGAGAGCGCCCAACCAGTGCAGTAGTTTAATACCACGCCAAGCCCCAATCCCATCAGGCAGGGATAGAGTGATTTTTGGAAACAGGCGGACAGGAGAATCAGCAAGAGTGCTGTCACACTGAAACCGATGGCCTTCAACCCGCAAATCAATCCATAGAACAGCAAAATCGAGCCGGAGAATGGAGTATATTGATAGCTTTCGATGGCATAGAGCGGGCTGCCCCAGCCCTCAAAGCCGCACAAAAGCCCAAATACCAGCAGGTTTAACAGGGCGAACAGGATTGTCAGTATCCATGCAAATATCACTCCAGCGCCGCATTTGGAAATAAGCAGAGGCCATCTGCCTCGTTTGCAGGAGGACAGAATCAAGGTCATCCCGTTTTCCTTCTCCCGGGTGAATGCGGGCGCTACCGCCAAAATGAGTAAAAGCAGGATCAGTAGATCGGAAAAGTCATAGGACAGCAGAGCTTCCCAGCCGTCATACAGATAAAACGCAGGAATCGTTCGGCCTGCATAGTGATGGAGAATGTAGGCATTTTCTGCCGCTCCCGCTGTGTTACCGCTCTCTCGATAGAAAGTCATATTCTCTTTCGCCTGGGCCAGAATCTCCTCCATATCAGAGGAATATTTGACACTGTACTCCATGTGGGGATAGAAGTAACTGTGGAGCAGATAGTAGTCGCCAAAGATATAGCCGCTGTAAGTCCCCTCCTGCGGCTCTCGGCTGTATGTTCCATCCGCCGTCAACCCGTCCAGTCTCTGATACTCCGAAGTGATGAAGCTTACCGTTTCCTCTGTGATGGGGCCTTTGATCCGCTCATAGATGGTGTCGTAGCCTGCTTGCATTCCGCTTGTATTGGCCGCAACGGGCCGTATCTCGCCAGCGTGATAGTCTGCAATGATTTTGACCGTATTCAGACACAGGAACAGTGCCAGCGCAATCAGTGTATAGCGCCGCAGGATGCCTTTTCTGGCCTCCAAATAGAGAAAACTCATATTTGTCCCTCACTTGGCTGGAAAAAGGTGTGCAGGAACACGTCGTCCAGATTTGGGGATACCGGCTTTGCGCCTCGGAGCGGTTTCCCATCATCCACGATGCGCAACAGATAGGAGCCATCCTGCTGCTTGATATTGCTCACGCAGTAGGTGTCCACCATCAGAGCCATCTCCGCCTCGTTGACTGACACCTCCCACACCTTTCCCTGGATGCTTTGCTCCAGTTCCCTGGGCGTACCCTGCATGACCAATGTACCCCTCCGAAGCAGGAGGATTTCTTTGGCGATATATTCCACATCGGAAACAATATGGGTAGCTAAAAGAATGATACGCCCTTTTGCCAGACGGGAAATGAGATTGCGGAAACGGATTCGCTCACCAGGGTCAAGGCCCGCCGTCGGTTCGTCCAGCACCAGCAGTTTGGGGTCGTTCAGAATGGCCTGGGCGATCCCCAGCCGCTGCCGCATCCCACCGGACAGCGCCCCGATCCGCTTGCTGCGGTTTTCCTCCAGATTGACGAAAACCAGCGCCGCGTCGATGCTCTCTTTTGCGTTCGCTACCCCTTTTACTTGGCACATATAATCCAAAAATTCCTGTACGGTAAAATTTGCATAGAACTGAGGGTACTGGGGCATATAGCCAATCTGATCGAAGTAGCGCCCGCCCATCTGGACGGTGTTTTCACCGTCCAGATGGATCACGCCGCCGCTGGCAGGCAGTATCCCAATCAAAATGTTGATTAGTGTCGTCTTTCCGGCCCCATTTGGCCCCAACAATCCATAGACCCCTTCTGTCAGAGTAGCGGATACATTTTGGAGCGCGGGATATTTTCCATAAAATTTTGTGATGCTTTCAAGTTCCAGTTTCATCTTGTGTTCCTCACGGGAGGTCAACCGCTTGTGAGAGGGCATAGCCGTCATCCGTGCCCAAGGCTGCATAGGCGGAATGGCCGATAACCCAAATCTCATAGGGCTTGCAGTTTGTATCCATCGTATAGGTTTCGTCCGCAACTTTCGTTCCATCGCTGACCTGATAGGCCCGCAGAGTACCGCTTGGGCTGTCTCCACCCGCACAGGTCACAATGTACTGGCCGTCTGCGGATACGGCGGCAATCCCGCTTTCATCTCCGCTCTCCACGCTGATTACTTTTCCCTGCTGCTTGGCCAAGTTCAAAAAGAGGACGGAGCCGGTCTGCTTTGCGCCTCCCATGCTGGCGGGCAGGATTGTATCAGAAACAGCGGCATACTCTCCGTTCACAGAGAGCATGGAACCGGAAAAGCCATCGGCGGTAAAAACAGAGGCGGTGTTGCTGCTCAGCTCAATCGAGCCGTAGGCCGTGGTATTTTCCTGCCCGTCCAGGCTTCCGAAAAAGGCCAAATAGTCTCCGCTGCCGCTGTACCCGACCGCCTCAAAATAAACGGTTTCGCTCATGGCCGGAGTGATTTCCGTCAGCTCCTGTGTCTCAAAGGTATATTGATAAAGGCTGGGCCCTTCCGCATATACAAGGGTTTTCCCATTCGGCGCAGCGGCAAAGACAGAGCCCCAAAGCCCATTTACCAATGTCTCGTTCGTCAATTCATAGCTATCCACCAGATCAAGATTCTGATCGAACAGCCAGTAGTACAGTGTCTCCGCAGAGCTGTCGCCGGAGATCACCGTGACCCCGCCGGTATCCTGCACATCCGCCGCTGTCTGGCTGGACAGCATAACGATGGCCCCCTGGCTGGTCTTGCCTGTCAGCAGAGGCGTTTGGGCGGCGTCAAAAGCGTAGGTGGCTGTTACTTCGCCGGTAGATAGGTCGGTCAGTTTCAGCTCATTTGTGGTATAATCGTACTCCGGCGAGAGAAAATCGGCCCCGACGCCGGTTGTCTGCTCCGCCGATTCGTCAGGAACCTGCTGGGAGTCCGCTGAGGGATCGCTGGGCGGATTTCCGGTGCTTGCCGCCGGTTCGTTGTTTCCGCAGGCGGAAAGCAGAGAAAGACTGAGTGCAAGCACAAGCAAAATACTGATTCTTTTCATGTTCGTCAAACCTCCCCGTTGACCAAAAGTACAGATGCTGTCTTAACTGGATTGTTGATTTCAAGCTCCCCATCTTCCGGGGTAACGGCAATGGCATAGACCGTGTTCAGCGCACCAAGTGCAGAGGTATCAATCTGGAATGTGGCTTCTACCATCTGGTTTTTCACCGTCCGAACAGAGAGATAGTCCGCTCCATTGAGTTGGACAGGTTGATGGTTGATAAACAAAGTAATATTGAACTCCGCCTCCGGCCCGCCGTAGAGCTGTACAGTGATTGTCGCTGTTTTCCCATCTGCCTGAATGTAATTTCCATCTTCTACACCCAGGGACAGGGTGGCCGTTGTGTCCAGGCTATCAGTGGCCCCCCATGCGGCCAGGGTATCTAATATATCCTGCGGCAGATCCACCACATTGTAGTCCGTACCGGCTGCGGCCAATGTCTGTGCGGGGGCGTCTGCTGCAAAAGAAATCTGGCGGGATGTGGTTGCAGATTCCTGGTGGTGGAAGCCATAACGCGGATTATCCGGCCCCTCTGCTACAAAACTGGGTTCCAGAATGGTGACAGCCATAACAGGGACGGTTTCTCCCGCTTTGCCTGTCACGGGCTGGAATACCATGTTGAAATTCTCCCGCTGTTCATAGTCCAGGTTAAAGACCTGCATATAGCTTTCCTCAAGCTCTGTACCATCCTCATAGACTGCGGAATAGGGCTGGGCCACCCCATCCACAAATAGGAGGACGCCGATCTCCGTGGTCTTTCCAGAAGATGCGCCAGTTATGGAGAAGGGAATTTCTAAGGGCTCACCATCGTAGGTATAAACCGTGTCCATCGGGTCTTGCAGGCCAAATTCCGCAGAGCCCATCTCATTGTCTGCCGGCTCCTCCTCAAAATAAGCGTCCAAGTCGTTTGATGCGTCCGGGGCCGGGTCGCTGGCCTGCGGTGCGCTACACCCAGCCAGCAAACATACAAGCGCCAAAGAGAAAAAAAGAAGTCTGTGCATAAAAAATACTCTCCTTATCGGTAGGATAAGGAGAGCATAATAGGAAAAGGTCTACGATTGGTCAATCGGCATCAATTTTTCTGCTTGTATCTGCATTTCCACGCAGGCCCCGTTGCGATTGCTCAGAGAGAGCGTTCCACCTTGTTTCTGGCAAAGGGTGTTGCAGATTGAGAGGCCAAGCCCGAAGTGGTCATTTTCAGTATTCTCTTTGTAAAATGGCCTTGTGGCGGAGCGGAGGGATTCTTCCGAAAAGCCTGCCCCATCATCATATACCTGGATGGTAAGTATTCCTTCTTGCCACCCGGCCTTCAAAGCAATCTCATGGCAGGCGAAACGCAGGGCATTAGAAATCACATTGTCGATCATGCGATGTACCAAGGTCCCATCCAGCATGACCTGAAAATCCGGGACCCCACTAATATCCATAGAGAATTGAAGCTGGTGCTGATGCGCCAAAACGGTGTATTCGTCCTCCTGCTCCTCAAAAAATTCCCGCAGAGGGCATGCTGTTGGCTTCACTGGTATGGCATCCATCGCCTGTATTTCGCGCACTTGGTTTGCGTACTGTTCCAGTCGATCTGTTGCCAAAGAAAGATTATGGATCGTGTCCATCAGTTTGTCCTCGCTGATGCGTCCAAGCGGGACATTATGCGAGAGATATTCTGTGTATCCTTTCATCACAGTGATGGGGGTACGGAGGTCATGGGCGATGGAGGCGCTGAGTTTGCGCCGCTCCTCCATCATAGCCCAAGTCTCTTGATTATTTTTTAGGAGGGCGGCCCGCATGGTGTCCATAGCCCGACAGAGCTCGCCCATTTCATCCGAAGCCGGATAGTCCAAACAAAAATCCAGGTCGCTTTGCGATATGCGGTCGGCGCTCTGTAAGAGTAAAGACAGCGGCTGTTTCAGTTTGATGGAATAAAACATCCAGGCACAGAAAATCGTACCAAGCACGAAAAGCAAGGTCGGCACCAGGATCACGGCCGCTTTTGCCGCATAGTAGGCGACCCGTTGTGTATCGCTCAGGTTGGCGATTTGGTACTCCGTGGATAAAATTACAAGCTGTCCATTTTCTCCCGGAACGATCTGTTCATCATCTGCAATCACCAGGTTATATTCATCCTCAGTCTCTTGGGGTGGCAGCACCTGATAGTCCGTCACACTTTCCAAGATTTGATTTTGCACGTTGACACAGGTAAAAATGGTTACTGCTGAAATACCAGCTACAAGCACCGCCATAACAAGGACAAGTGATACAAAGGCTCGGCGGAGAGGCATGGAGCGAAGCCAGTGCTTTATTTTACCCATTTATAGCCGCACCCCCAGACTGTTTCAATATACTGCGCCCCCAGCTTGTTTCGGATGCGTCGGATGTGTTCCTTCACCACAGCATTGTCAGCGGTGCCGTCAAAGCCCCGCACCTGTTCATAAATTGTTTCCCGGCTGAACACTTGTCCAGGGTGGAGGGAAAGCAGTTCCACTATATCAAATTCTACCTTGGAAAGTTCTATGGGCCGACCATTTCGAGAGACGGTCCTTGCGGCGTAGTCCACCACAATGTCTCCAAAGCCACGGACGCTGATTTTTTGCTGGATACGGCTCTCTCTGCGCAGGTGAGCCTCCACCCGGGCAGTCAGTTCGGCCAGGCTGAACGGCTTCAAAATGTAATCATCACCACCGGCCCGCAGACCAGCGACACGATCCGCCTCCTCAATCCGGGCGGTTAAGAATAGGATGGGGCAGGTCACATGGTCGCGGATTGCCCGGCACAATTCAAGGCCATCCATCCCCGGCATATTGATGTCCAGCAGAATAATATCCGGCTGCTGGGTCAGCTTTTGCAGGGCCTCCTCGCCGCTTTTTGCGGTGATGACCTGATATTGCTCCATTTCAAACTGATCCCGAAGCATATCTAAAATCATCTGCTCATCATCTATAATCATAATCGCATAACTCATGGTTTCACCTCGCTTGCTGGCATCATAATAGGAAAAAGTCTATAATTGGTCAAGTCCCTTTCGGAATCAGTATTTCTGCCTTTGTAAAGAGATGACGGAAATCCTAAATTTTATTGCCTTTTGCCAGAAAAAGCGTCCGAGGCTTTTGACTTACACTTTGCGATTAATTCTTTCCGCTGTCTATCCATCGATTTGCGCGAATCACTCTGGTCAATAACTTGACAAAATACTTCACAATAGATCTTCTTCAAATTCATAACAGCCTTCATCCTTACTTAGTTGTTTAATTTCACTCTATTGTATAAGACGATTTACGAGGCAGGATCTGATGTGGTATCTCTATAAATTAATTACAATTTTATGCTTTTTATTTGATGATGGAGTCGGTATCCGGGTGGATTACCGTCACCGGCAGTTTTTTCTTCAGCACCGCATAGTTATAGGTCATTCCCGTGCCGCTCCGGATGGACTTGTCCAGGTCGTACACGGCGATCCCGCACACTGAGCGATCCACCATGTAGTAGTCCCGACGCTTATAGGCATCCTGGCGATAAGACTTACACACCACCACACTGTCAGCGCATTCGTTTAGGATGCGTTGATAGCGTTCTTTTTGTTGCGGAGCAAAAGTATCCCCGAACTCCGTGAAAGGGATGGCAACATGGAGTTCCAGGTCATGGTACTGCTTCTGCTGTTGCAGTTCCAGCACGATCTCCGCAGCCCAGGTATCCACGCCGGCCGCTCCACCAACCCAGACGCCCCGGATGCCATCTTGTTCATAGAGGCGGATGATTTCGCTGCGAATGGCCGATTTGATCTTATCGCACCTTGGATAGTTCTCTGGGAACTTAAAACGGTTTGGGCGGTGCCCAGTGATGAAACAGAACCGCATACAGCTGCCACCTTTCCTGTGTTGGTAGTGATAATATAAATTGTCTCTCGTATTTGATAATTATATCGTTAATTATCGCTGATGTGAAGTCAAAATTGAAAGTATGATTACGAACTCTATCTGCTGGTTCATATTAGAATAAAACCAACAGAAGGAGTGATCAGATGGACGACACTCAGCGGTATATCACCTATGTGCGGGGGCGAATCACAGATCTGCGGACACAAAAGGATGTATCGGAGCACCGCATGAGCCTGGAACTGGGCAAAAGCGGCTCCTACATTCGGGGCATCACCAGTGGAGCGGCGTTGCCCTCCTTGCGGGAGCTGTTCAATATTATGGCCTATTTGGAAGTGTCCCCCTCCGAGTTTTTCGATGGTCTGGATGATCCGGACTCCCTGCGCACGGCATTACGTGGAAGACTGATGGAGCTGAACGACGAGGACTTACAGAAAGTCTCATCCTTCCTCGACTGGATCAGGAAGTAATCCCGGAAATTGTTCTTTTCTCTGTCTTAGAAAAATCCTTAGAGTGGGCACTTCTGGTTGGCTCACCATGAACCAGACCCCAGTTCACTAAATTGGCAGACTCTCCCCCTGGCGGGGGAGAGTCTGTTTTTCATCAGGAGAGCCGATAGAGATTCGAGGTGCGCCCACCGTTTTCTCGCCATCTGGTCTCCTTTGTCAGCAGTCCGGCCTGACATAAATCGTCCAGTGCCCGCTTGACGGTGGAGCTGGAGAGTCCCAGCTCTCTCGCAATCGTCTTAATCGCTGGCCAACACTTCCCGTCCCGGTCTGCTCGGTCTTTCAGGTACATATAGACCGATCTGGCCCGGTGGCTCAGGTCGGAGGAGTAGATGTTACGGAAATTTGTCACAGATATCACCCCCTCAGCGCCGGATCCTGGGCCTGCGCCCATCTTTGGGCGAGTCATCCGCCTGCACGACTTGGACCTCGCCGCCTGATGCTGGCGGCTCCGCCTGGGGGATCTCTCCATCCTCAACGGCAGGCGCGTAGTGCTTGCGGAGGATCGCTGCCTCCAATTCCTGCTTGCTGGCGTAGGCCACCGGCCGCTGGGCGCGCTCGGGTACCTCGTAGGACTTGTCGAACTTGATGCCCCAATCCAGGAACAGGCGAAGCCGCACCTGCATAGGATGGACGCCAGTCTTGGCCACGATAAAGCTGCCCTTTGGCATGGACTTCAGCTCGTCGGGAGTCATGAGGGGCCGCTCGATCATCTGCAGGCTCTGGGATGGGTCGTTCTTTCCCCGGCTGATGGAGCCGCTCATCACCGTGCGGCTCCCCAAGGCTTTAGACAGTTCCACCGCCGTCTGGCTGGCTGGGGCAAATCCTCCGGAAATCAGCACCTGGCAGTTGTCCACAATGACCTCCGAACCCTCCCTGCCGTAGTTCTTCTGGAGCTGGCCCGTGATGCTCTGCACGATAGGCACCAGCATCAGGCCACGGGAGCGGGAGGCGGAGAACATCAGCTCCAGGGACTGGATGGGCGGGCAGGTACCCAGCTCATCCGCGAAAAAAACCACTCGGTTTTTCAGCCGCCCACCGTTCTCATCCGCCACGGTGAGAATCTCCCGGTACAAGTTTTGGAGGATCAGGCTGACCATGAAATACTTGGTCTGGTCTTCCTCCGGAAGTACGATAAAAATGGCGGACTTCTTATTGCAGAAGGTCTCCGCGTCGATAGCGGTGTCGAAACACAGGATCTGCTCCATCTCGCTGTCCAGGAACGCGTTCAGCCGGGACAGAACTGTGGAGATCACCGACATCATGGCCTGCTCTGAGGTATTCAAAGCGGCGCCGGCGAACCACTTGGCTTTATGGTCTGGCGGAAGTTTCGTCAGCAGGAGCTGGAACTGGTTCTTGCCCTTCACGCCGCTGGGTGCCAGGAGCTCCTGCACCAGCTTGAAGACCGAGACGATGTGGCGCTCCTCGATAGGTCTGCCTTCCGCATCCTCGGTGGGCAGGTATTCCGCCACCAGCAGGAGCATGGAGGTAAGCAGGCCCTCGGCCGCGTCGTAGAAGTAGGCGTTCTGCCCGTATTGGGAGCTGTCCCCGGTGGTATTGATCAGGGTCTTGGAGAGGATCTTGGCATACTTCTCCGCCTTGGCCTTGGCCGGCAGATTTTTGGGGTCAGCCTTGTAGATATCCATGTACTTGTTGATCAGGTGGAGCAGATTATTGCCGTCTGAGCGGGTAGGGTTGCGCAGATCCAGCACGGCGATTTGAAAGCCGTAGCACTCCTTGGCGATCCCCGCATAGTTGCGGAACAGGTCGCCCTTGGTGTCCGTGCAGAGGAAGGACATCCCAGTGGCCAGAGCGTATTCGATATTGGGATAAAGAAAATAGGCCGTCTTGCCCGCGCCGCTGGCGGCGGTGACCAGGGCGTGGATATCGTCTGTGTCCACGATGGCGATGACATGGTCCTTGCGCCCCTCACACCCCAAGACCAGCCCCTGCTTTTTGGGGAGGCGCTCACCTTTTCGCCACTCCTCCGGTCGGAAGGGGACGTGGGCATAGGTCTGCTGGATCTCTTTCTTGGTGGCCCATCGTGCGGTTCCATGCTGGCCGTCTCCTACAGTCTTGGACTTGATGTTGTTCAGGGAGCCTTGTCCGGAAAAGTGGGTCACCGCGGCAAGGAGAAGAAGGGCGCCTCCTGCCAGTGCCAGCAGGAGGATCGTCTGCATATCCACGCACTCACCCCATCTCCATTCCCAGCGCCTGTTTCTGCTTTTCCATCGCTTTCAGTTCATCCGCATCATTCTTAACAGAGACCTTGGCGCAGGAGAGGGCCAGTTCCAGCCACGCGCTGGCGATCTCCCGTTTCTCCGCCTCGCCGCGCACGCCAGGAGCACCGCTCTTAGCCAGCGCGGTTTGGAGCTGGGCAGAGATCTCCTCCGTCCGGTTCCGGATGGCCATCCGATTCTGATGGGGCAGGATGTGGCTTTGCAGATACTGACTTCCCTGAGCTGGAGTCAGGGTAGTCCCCAGCTGGCGGCATTCCCGCAGGGTCACCAGCAGAGACAGGGCGGCTATCTCCTCCATGCAGTCCATGGCCGTTTCCAGTTTCTTTTCTTTCAGGCATTTGCGGTAACATTGAAACAGGTGCGGCACCTGCTGCATCGCCCCGTCCGGTTTCAAATCCATGCATTTTACCGCGATGCGGGCGCAGACAAGCTCCGCCGCCTGGAGTTGAGGATGCTGCTCCGCAGGCTGGGCAGGCCGGCCGTTGAGGGCTTTCAGATCTTCGTCCCAGTCCTTATATTCTGGCCGCAGTACAGAGACCCGCGTGTGTCCGTGCTCCCGCAGGATATCCGTGAGACGGCCCGTGGCCTCGATCCCCGCGGCATCGTGATCCAGGCAGAGCACGACTCTCTGGAGCCTGGGGTCCTTCTCCAGCATCCAGAGCATGGCCTGCTCCGAAGTGCCGCAGAGGGCTACATAGCTGTGTTCCCGCCAAGCCTCCGGATAGAGGGTCAGGAAGGCCAGCAGGTCAATGGGCGCCTCGAACACATAGAGCCGGCCGCTGTTTCCAAACCAGTGAAAACTGCAACGGGGATCGCCGCCCTCCACATTCCTGCGGAAGCTGTTTCCCTGGGTGTAGAGGCTCCGCTTATGGGCGTGGCGGGCAGTGCCGTATTCGTCACTCCCAACGAATACGGCATTATGATATTCCTTCGTCCCTGCCCTTGACTTCTCACAGCTTTCGTAGATCATTCCGCGTTTTGTAAAGGCGTCAAGGACGTCCCGGTCAATGAACCTCTGCTGGAGCAGGTAGGCATAGAGCCGCCGCATAGTCGGACTGGCCGGAGGGAGGACAAATTCCTTTGGTTTCTCCGGCTCAGACGGTACTGTCTGGGGATAAGCGACCCCCTCGCCGTCCAGCAGACGTTTCACCGCCTCTGGGTAAGTCAAGCCGTAATACGTTTGGACAAAGGAAATCGCGTGGCCTCCCTCCTTCGATTCATGATCGTACCACTCGTTGCCCCTCACAGTGATGCTGTGGTCTGAGGACAGGCGCTTGTCCCGACCGGATGGGATGAGTTTCTCTCCCTGTCGGCGCAGGAACTCCACCAGATTCACACTGTTGGCTCGGAGCTTTTGCTCCTCCGTAAAAGGGATATAGGGCATTTCACACCTCCTGGTAAAAAGTTGGGGGGCCGCGTCTTGCGGCCCCCGAATGAGAGATCATCTTCGACGCTGCCGGGTCTTCCGGTGATAGGGGACCTGCCGCACGGTGGCGCATCTCCGCCACGATTCAAGGCGGCGGGCAGACCGGCCCGCTTTGCTGGGAGCTGTATCTGTACTGTTATATTTTTTCTTCACATTAAAACCTCCGTTACATCGTGATGGTCGGTTCTTCATGATCGTCGGGCTTATGCCCCATAGCGATCTTCTTTTCCCGGATCTTCCGCCAGAGTTTTTTGTCCACGGTCAGCCTCAAACCTCTGGGGTGGGGAGGCTGGCTCTGCTCCCGGAAGATGCCGGCCAGGTGATGGAGCAGCCGGGCGGCTGACTGCACAACGGGAAAAAGATCCCGGTGATCCATACGCTCCACAAAATACTGGGCGTACTGATCTCCCTGCTCCGCTGCTTTCTGGAACCACTGCCGAGCGGCCTTCCGATCCTCTGGAACATCCTTTCCCAGCAGGAAGAGCTTGCCAAGGGCATACTGGGCATATTGGTTTCCCTGCTCCGCGGACGCGGTCAGCCAGCGGACGGCCCCGTCTGCATCCTTGGGAACCGCATCTCCCTGGAGGAGCAATTTCCCAAGGCGATATTGAGCGTGCTGATCTCCACCCAGGGCCGCACGTTCCAGCCATCGGACAGCGGCGGCGGGATCGTGGGGCAGTGTTGTCCCCGAGAGATACAACCTTCCCAACGTAAAAGCGGCGGAGCAACTTCCATGCTCCGCCGCCTTGGTCAGCAGCTCCACCGCCTGGGCCGTCTGTTCCGGCGGTGCTTTCGGATCTTCGAGGATGGCCCTCGCACGCCGGTATATCTGCTCCCATGAGTTGTGCGGTTCTCCGCTGTCATTAGGACGTTCATCCCAAACGGACTCTGGCCCCGGCTGGGGGCCGTCTGCTCCTTTCTGTTCTGGTAGTGTGTCCTCTGCCTGATCCTCCGGATGGAACACTTGCCGCAGTTCTCCCAGCCGTATTGCCTCCTGAATGACCATGTTTTTGATCCGCTTGAATTCCTTCTGCCGGGAGAGGGGCAGGCGTTCCGGCAGATCGTTTTTGTAGGTGCGCAGCACCTCCTCCCGCATCTCATACCACAGGTCGTAGGCTTTGGCCACACGGGGATCCCTGGCCAGCTCGTCCACGATCTCGTCCACCACGGCCTTCAGCGGCGCTTTCAGATAGCCGTATTGCTTTTTCCCGGAGAGGAACTGCAGGCGATCCGCCAGATGGGTCATAAGCTCCTCTATACGTGGATTGTCAACCGTTCCCTCCTCCATGCGGAGGAGCAGCTCCCGCATCACCTCTTGGGCATCCCGGTTCAGCACGTCCCGCCGCTGGGTCTGCTGCTGATAAAGTTCGGTCAGGTCGTTCTGGAAGATTTCTTTGGCCAGACCGGACTTGATGTCCGCGATCCCCTGCTTGGTGAGGTAGCCGGACGTTCCATCCGCGCTGTAGCAGACCATGTGGATGTGAGGATGGTGGGACTCGTCGTGGAAGGCGGCATACCACCGGAACTGATCCCAGGGGATCTTCATGGCCTGGGCAATCTCCATGGCGTATCCGGTAAGCAGGCTTTTCCACCGCTCCGCGTCGTCGTAGCCCAGCCGGGCGGCGTCCTCCCGCCGCAGGGAAATGATTGGGAGCCACACATTGCCGGGGTGGTGTGCAATCTCCTCCGCCACCTTGGACAGGGGCGGCGACTCATCCGAGCCGGTGAAAAGGGCATGGGAGCCCGTACGCTGGGCGCGGGGACGGCTGGCGATGTAACTGATGTAGTTTTCTTTTTTCGCCGCCGCATCGTAGTTGTCCTCCAGCGCCCGTGTGATGAAGTCTGCGGCGTTGCCCCGAGTGGGTGCGGCGGCGTAGTCCTCGTACTCGAAGGTTCCACGGCTGAGAGGAAAATCCCGGAGGAGCTGCTCCACCATCTGCTGCTGTTTTTTTGTAGCGGGCAGTTGGGCTTTGTCAGCGGCGATCCGCTGAGCGCCCTCTCGAGTCGCCATGTATCGGACATAGTTGCTCAGATGGGCGGCAACTTTTTTCGAGCCGCCCCGAATGTAGGGACACTTGAAAATCAGATGAGGCACGCATATCACCGCCTTGTATCGAACAAAATAACCGCACGATTTTATTGACAATATCGTGCGGTTTCCGTATAATGAGAATAGCAGGAACCACACTATAACCGCTGGAGGTGTTTGAAATGATCGTGACAGCAACGGAGTTCAAATCCAATCTGGGAAAGTATCTGGACATGGTTGCCACGCAGGATGTGTATATCACGAAGAACGGGAAGAACATCGCCCGCCTGACCAGCCCCTCCAGCAATAAGCTGGCGGTGCTGGACGAGTTGGTGGGTATCGCATCTCGAGTGGATGCAGATGAGGACACGATCCGGAAGGAGCGTCTGGCGCGGCAATGAGGATCATGGTGGATACCAATGTGCTTTTGGACATCCTCCAGAAGCGTGAACCGTTTTTTTCGGATTCCTATCAAGCTCTGCGCAAGGCGATTGAGGCGGAGGCGGAGTGTCTGCTTTCCGCCTCCGCAGTAACCGACATTTTCTATGTGCTGCGGAAGGCGCTGCAGTCTCCACAGCAGGCGAAGGAGCGTGTGGAGCAGCTGGCCGCGCTGGTCACCTTTGCCGATGTGACTGGGATGGACATCCACACCGCGCTGTCACGGGAGATGCAGGACTTCGAGGATGCTGTGGTGGACGCGGTGGCAGAGCGGAATGAGGCCGACTGCATCCTGACCCGGAACACGAAGGATTTCGCAGGCTCCATTGTGCCAGCAGTCACACCCTCTGATTTTCTGAATAGCTGAAACACAAACGCCGCCGTCCTGCTTGGACGGCGGCATTTCAGTTCGCACCTTTTTGATAGTCGACGGCGTCCTCGAAGGAGATCCTGCCTCGGGTCTCTTTGACCTCGCGGACGCACCTCCCCCGGAGCTCCCGGAGATCCTCGTCCGTGAGCTCCATACCTGCCGCCAGGATATTCATCATCATATCCATCTCCACCGCCAGTTTGAACAGCAGGCGGCAGATCCGATCCTCGCTGGCCTGCACAGTAGCGCGAATGGCGGAGAGCAGTACAGGCGGCAGGGCGGAGAAGGTATCCTGGGCGGTCAGGTGTTCACAGTAAAACTGGAGCGCCTTTTCCACGAATTCATTTTGACTTCTGCAATTGGAGAAGGGCATAGCCGCGGCGATCTTCTGCTCCGTCTCCGGTGAGATCCGGGTGTGGATTCGTGTCTTTTCTTCTGTCATAGTCAAACCTCCAAAAATCTTGATTTCAGGGCGAAGGAGCCACATCTGAGCCAGCCAAAACGCCGGAACAACGGTGGATTCCGGCTGAATTGGAGCTGGAACAGGAGACTCCTCCTCAAAAGAGGAGCCACGCTATATTTTGAAAACATGCGGAAAAGTGGTGGCCTTTGCTTGAAAACCGTATCCCCGGCCCGCATTGCGGGACGGTGTGAAAGGCGGTGGAGCCACCGCTTTATCCCGCACTTTTTTCGTCCCCCTGGTTCACGTCGTTGCAGGCTCCATATCTCTCACTTCACCGCAGGCGGCAAAGCTCGTTCCTTGCGCCGCACCGTCTCTCCACCCCTGAGCACTTCGCTGGGGCAGAGGGCGGTTTTGCGAAACAGCGGGCACACGGCCTCAACACGCCTCTGCAGAGGGCGGGGAGGGGTACGGATGCCACCCCGCCATCAAAAGGGCGACACAGGGCGGCACAGGGGCAACAACGGGGAGAAACGCAGGAGCCGCCCTCGATGGGCGGCCCCCACCAGCTACAGCTGATGCCCCTGCTCCATGGACGGTTCCTCTGAGCACAGCTCCTGCCGGTATTTCTCCAGGGACATCCCGGTCTGGGCCTGGCAATAGTCCTCCATTTTCTCCCGGAGCTGTTCCCGCTCCGGGGCGGTCAGATGATAGGAAAACTCGAACTCATGGCCGTCGCTGCAGACGAGTACGACCGTCAGAGCTTTCTCCGGTTCTCCGGCCTCCAAATCAAAATTGGCGTAGACATTGAGCCAATCGTCGTTGGACTCCGAGGCTACATGGGTCCCGAACACTGCGTCTGGGTCGAAGGTAACGGGGATATAAAAGTTCAGCTTGCCGCAGCATTCCATGGGTTCTTCCTCGAAGGAAACCGCGGACATGTCCAGTCGTCGGGTCCCACCATCCAGCACAAGCGGCTCACAGCCCTCCAGCCGGTACCGTTCCGCATAGAGTCCGTTCAGGGTTTGTCCATACCGATTCTGACAGTGAGTCTCCAGCTCTGTCCGAAGAAGTTCCTGTTCCTCTGGGGTGAGGTCATAGCGGAAAGACTTCTCCCATGCGCCGTCTTTTCGGTGCAGCGTGAGATCCAAGTGATCCCGCACCTCCTGTCGGGCCACGTCGTAGCTGACGTAGATGTCGAGCCAGCTGCCGGTCTTGGCGCATTTTGCCTCTGGACCGAACACCTCCATCTGCACCGTGTCGCTGGAGCAGTCCACCTGAAAATCCAGCAGCCGCCCCATACGGTTGGCTGGCTCTGTGAACAGAAGGTCTCCCGGCTGGAGGTCCCGCAGAGCCTTCAGAGGGGCGCCGAGATCCCGGTCAGTCAGCTCTTTTCCCTCCAGCCGGGACACAAATTTCCGCCAACGCTCCTCCTGAGAGCTGTGCTCCTTGCGGAACGCTTGGTAGGCAGCGGCGCTCACATCCTGGAACCGATAGCTTTTCCAGCCGTCCAGAATGTGGGTGGCGGAGAACACCTGTCTGTCAAAATCCAACTCAAACACGCCGGCGACCCGGCGGGAATTATCCACCCGCGCCAGAGTCAATTCCTCAAACCGGCTCAGAGAAATATCGTATCCGCCGTTGATTTTTCGGGCAAAGTCATCAGCCCCGCCCGCTTTCTCCAGAAGATGCTTGCGCAGGAGTCTGGCCGTATCCAAAAAATCCTTTGGGTACTCGGTCGCCAGGCATCGGCTTTTTCCGTTCTCCCAAAGGCGGAAGGCGGAGAAGACCTTCCGAGCCTCCCGTTCCCGCTGGGTCTCCAAAGCCTCCTTCTGAATGTCGGACTCGATCTCCCGAACCTGATCCGGCGGTACCATCTCCCGGTACAAGTCCAAGAGATATTCTTGCAAATGCTGTTCGATATTGGAGCCTTGTTCCTCCAGCACTACCTCCAGTGCGTCCCAGCGGCGCTCGTCCAGCCACACTTCAGCAGAGATAGAATTCGCCATTACTCACCCTCCTTGCCCGCATCCGGGCCAGCAGGTTTGGTGATCCGATTGGGCCGGGGCCGGGATCGGTCCTCTGGATCATCCATGCTCTCGATGTATTCTCTGGTCTGGGATGGCACATATCTTTTATAAAGTTTGGCCATAAATTCGCCCAGCTCCGCCTCCAGGGAGGTCTCATTCTTTCCCATATAGAACTGGATCGCTCTGAGTTTTTCCTGTTCAACAGCGACTGAGATCGTTGTTTTTTTCATTTTGTCATCCTCCTGACGTCGATAAATAATATCTTGGATTTGTCCGCTCCCCGTTGGCACGCACCTCGAAGTGGAGGTGGGGCCCTGTGGACCGCCCGGTGGAACCGGAGAGAGAAATGATGTCTCCGGCCTCTACCGTCTGACCCACCTGGGCCAGCAGTTGTGAGTTGTGGCCATACAAGGTGGAGAGACCATTCCCGTGGTCGATCATCACATAGTAGCCGTAGCTGCTATTGTACTGGGACACAGTGACGGTGCCGGGCAGTGCGGCCCGGATGGGCGTGCCCGTAGGCACCGCCAGATCCATGCCGGTGTGCCCCCTGGTCTCGCCGGTAAACGGGTCGCTGCGGTATCCGAACTCCGAGGTCACCACCGACTCCCAGCCAGCCCCGATGGGGGAGCAGAACCCGTCCACCCCAATAAACGGCACGTCCGCTCCGGGAAACCAGCCGCCGCTGGATCCGCCGGGGGAGCCGTAGACGATTAGGTTGTAGATGTTGTCGGCGTTTGCCTGGTGGCTTGGAGTGGCCGTGACTCCCGTCGCCTCGCCGATCCGCTCATAGATTTGGGACAGGTCATCCACCAAGTGCGGGATCTGATAGGTCTCCTCGACTTCCACCTCGTTGCCCTCTTGGTCTGTGTCAATGACCGTCCGGATCCCCTCGGTGTAGGTCACAAAGCAGTCCACAAAGGACTGGAGCCCCACCTCGTCCGGCTGCTGGGCGCCGAAATACAGAACATAAAAAATGGCCTTGACCCGGTTGGCGTCAAGGCTTTCCCCATCTTCCAGCAAGCTGTTGATCTCCTCCACCATGCTGTCCAGCATACTAAAACTTTCCCGCATCTCCAAAATAAACTGCCGGTACTCCGGGGTGGCGCTGGCGGAGATGGTCCCGCCGTGGAAGCACAGCTCCACGGTGGACACGTTGTGCTGAGAAGTGGAGGAGAATATAGAGCAGATCAGGGCCACGACCAAGATGATGGGGGAAAGGATGGCCACCAGCACCCAGCCGATCTTCTTCCGAGTGCTCTCGTCTGTCAGAGCAAGAATGGCCGCTTTGATCGCGGCCACGGCAGTTGCGCTCATGCGGTATCATCACCTCCTTGATCTCCGTGCTGCGACTACCGTCCTCCCGCTGTTCCGAACAGTTTTTCCTTATAAGGCGGGGCGTGAACTTCCAATAGGTATCGCTCATTGCCGCACTTGTAGAGGCAGACACCCCGCTGGGGATATCGGATCAGCTCGAACTCCGAAGGCTCCAGCTGAAGGTTGTCCATATAAAACCGCTTATCCACACTGCCGGCGTTGAACAGGAACTGATGGGTGGGGATAGCGAAGAGGGGGCGAGTCAGCTCCCGGATGCCCGGTTGGTCGAAGTCCTCCAGATTTTGCGACGCCAGAATCAGGGCGGACTCCTTTTTGCGGACACGCTTCAGGCTGTTGCGGATATACTCCACGGCGGTGAGATTGCTCAGCCAGATGTACAGCTCGTCCAGCGTGGCCACGGTGTTCCCCTCGGTGAGCAGCTTGTCGCTGAAGAAAGAGAGCACGTTAAACAGCATGGCGTTCTTCACACTGCTGTTGGCCTGGAGCAGCCCCTTCACGCCGAAGACCAGGAAACGGAAGCTGGTGATATTTGTCGGCCCGTTGAAGAACTTGCTCTCTGCCCCCCGGCACATGGAGTGGAGGCCCAGCAGGATCTCCCGCAGCAGTTCTTTGGGGTATAGCGGGTTTTCCTCCCGGTCGTAGTGCTGGTATGCGTCCTCGATGACGTCATAGAGGTCGGAGAGGATGGGATAGTCCGTTGGTGTCAGGGTGGAGAAGTCCGTGTGGTCGTTCAGCCCAAAGCTCCGGTACAGCCGCTCCAGCATCAGCTCGATGGTGTCGATGTGCCGGTCCGCGAAATCCTTGTAGGAGCGGAAAAAGTCTTTCAGGAAGGAGATGTGCTGGCTCAGGCGGGTCTTCTGGCGGAAGGCAAGGGGGGTGTCCGGCTCCGGTTCCCCCTCGCCGCCCACATCCCACACCTTGGGCTCCAGGGGATTGATGCGGTACTGGCCGCTCATCAGGTCGATGAAGCATCCGCCCAGGTGGGAACAGAGATCAATGAGCTCATGCTCCGGGTCCAGGCAGATGGCGGACTTCCCGGCCTCCAGGATGCTGCACAGCAGGAGTTTCAGGAGATAGCTCTTGCCCTGGCCAGAGTTGCCCAGGATGAGGGCGCTGGCGGTGGTCTTGTCCTCCGCCCGCCGGTCCAGATCCACGATGATGTTGGAGCCGTAGCGGTCCCGCCCAATGTAGAATCCGTGGGGATCGGTCTTGCCGGAGTAGTTGAAGGGGTATAGATTGGCCACCGAGCTGGCGGGCATGACACGCTCATACTGGCTCCTGAAAGTGTTGCGGCCCATGGGGTTGGATGAGAGGAATCCGTCCTGTTGGCGCAGCAGGAGCTGGTCGGTCCCCAGCTTGCTCCGCACCAGCTCCGCCGTCACCTCCTCCCGGAGCCGGCGCAGGCTCTCCGGGTCACGGGCTGCCAGGTCGATGTACACCGCGCAGTGTACCAGAGGCTCCCGGTTCTTCCGCATGGCGGCGATGAGCTCCGCCACATCCTGGAGGTTGCCCTCGGCGGTGACGGCCGCTTTCATGCTGTTGGTGCTGCTCCGGGCCATGCGGTTCTTGTTCTCCGCGTTGTGGAGGATGCCATTTTCCTCGGCGGCGGTCACCTGTCTGGTATAGATGCTCAGGGTGACGCCGCTTTTCTCCCCCAGATGGCGGAGCAGGGCCAGCTCCTCCGTGGTGGCGGGGTAGCTACGCAGGGCCAGGGTGCAGTGGTACATGCTGCCACAGATATAGTGATCCGTGTTGAACTTCACGGCAGCGGGGGCGATAAGGTCCAGGAAATCCTTGGGCCGTGTCTCCTGAACCCGCGGCTCTGTTTTGTTCTTCTTTTTCTTCTGTATTTTCTTAGGCATTTTCCATCACCCACCTCTCTCCGTCGCAGTTCTCAAACCATTCCGTGGTCACGTCCTGCTGATAATATACCGCCAGCAGGCGCTTGACGTCCTGCTCCGAGGCAAGACGTGCATGGAATCCCAGATCCCGCAGGGCCTGCTCCATCTGCCGCAGGCGGCTGATGTCCTCGCCGGACTCCTGCTGATCCAGGCGATAGACCAGGGCAAACTCCCGGGCCGAGGCGGTGGCGGCCTGGATCTCGTCCAGGTGGGCGGCGTCCTGCCGCAGGAGTTCCCGGATAGCCGGGAGCTCCTCTGTCTCCAGCCGCTGGCGGTACCAGTCCTTGTTGCGCTGGAAGGACTCACGGGAGTCCAGGGCCAGCAGGCGAACCTCCTGGGTGCCGCACAGGAGATCCGTCAGATTTTTGACCCGGCTGCGGATTCCCTCGCCGGACAGGACGGACAGATTATCCGGCTTGACCATAAAAAAGACCAGCTCCCCGCCGGCGGTTTTGGCGCCGTGGTCGGTGAGCTGGCGGATCCCCATGAGTTGCCGAGAGGTTTGCCTCTGCCGCAGTTCCTTCTTCTGTTGTCTATTCAATGGTTTCCCCCCATTCGTAATACTGCTGTTTCAATATCAAAAAGCATACAGCATAGCGAAGGAAGTCCAGGATACTGGAGCCCTCCAGCCGGATGCTCAGAAAGGCATAGAGGACGGTGACCACCAAGGGGAGCAGGATACCTGTCTGGGCAATGGCCAAGACAGAGAAGAGAAACCCCACCCCGATGATGGCCACGTCCCGCAGCTCCCACAGCCACAGGGTGGCTTTGGCCTTCAGATTGTCTGGATAGATAAACATAGATGACCTCATTTCTATCTGAAAAAGCATACGCCGCCGGAGGACCGGCGGCGCGTCTTTGTGCTATTATTCTGTTTGATCCGTCTCCTGCGGTTCCGGTTCAGAGCCGGACGCCTCATCTGCGTCTCGCTCCTCCGCCAAGGCACTCTGGATACAGCCCAGGAAGAATTCCTTTTGTTTGAAGTTGTTCCGCTGGAGATAGGCTTTGAACTCCTCAAACAGCTCCACCGGCACCTGGAAGGCGATTGTTTTCGTATTAAGATTCATGTTCTGGTACCCCTCTTTCATTTGATAAAATTCTATGATGAGTTGGGTCATGTACTCGCTCAGGGTCTGGCCGGACGCCTCCTGCTCCTGTCGGACACGGCTGTGCAGGCTGATAGGTATTTGCGCACAGAGGTTTCGTTTTTCTTCCGCCATGGTGACTCCCCCTTTCTGGATGGCAAGGCAAGTATATCGAAAGCTCTATGGAATAGCTATTCACAGAAAGCAACAAAGAAATTGTGTAAACGCAAGCGTAATGGACAAGCCCCACCGCAAAACTTTTGGTGGCTATCCGCCGGCAGGTCAGGTATAATCAGGGTATCATTTTAAGGGGAGGCGGAGGATATGGTGCGGTGCCGCTGGGCAGATCCCAATTCAGAGATCTATCTTGCTTACCACGACAGAGAGTGGGGCCGTCCGGAGCATGATGACCGAAAACTCTTTGAGATGCTGACCCTGGAAGGGTTCCAGGCGGGCCTCTCCTGGCTCACCATTTTGAAAAAACGGGAGGCGTTTCGTACCGCCTTTGACAGCTTTGAACCGGCAGTGGTGGCCGGATACGGCCCAGAGAAGGTGGAGGCTCTGATGGCCGACGCCGGGATTGTCCGCAACCGGGCCAAGATCCAGGCCGCCATCCAAAATGCTGGGGTGTTCCTTGCCATCCAGAAGGAGTTTGGCTCTTTTGACCGCTATCTCTGGGGCTTTACGGATGGGAAAGTCATTTTGAATACGGATGATGTTTTTCACACCAGTACCGATCTGTCCGACAAAATCTCCAAGGATCTGAAACGCCGGGGGATGAAGTTCGTGGGAACGACCATCATTTATTCCTTCCTCCAAGCGGTGGGCGTGGTGAATGACCATGAGCTGGCCTGTTTCTGCCATCCCAGTCACGCAGAGTAGCCTGCGGCAATGATAACGCCCTGCATGATGAATTCCACACACGGAATGGCCACGCTGTTTCCTAAAGCCCGATACCGGGCGGAGTCAGAGGCGCCAGGGAGATCCGTCCACCCATCCGGAAAACCTTGGAGGCGTTCACACTCCAGCGGCGTGAGGCGGCGGATCAGCTGAGGCGGTCCTGTTCCTGCGGCCTGATGGATCAGGTCTGTCGCGTCCTTGTACTGGCGCGCACTCTCTGTGGATGCCACATCACTGGGAGAAAACTTGTCTGCACGCTGCCGGGAAAATACCGCATGGTGATCCGTGGCGGTCAGGGTGTAGGAGACGTCCTCCTGATAGCCGATCCCGTTGCCGCCGTTTTGGGGCTGGCGGTCAATGGCATTGCCGGTGATGCAGAAAGTCTCCGCTGGATCCTGTTCCACTAAGGGCAGGTTATTCCCGCCGGTACCGGCACGGGCAGACAGTGTGGGCACCACGGGGTGCGGCCCGGTGTACCGGGCGTCGATACCGTGGTTTTCGTAGACAAGGGGCTGATTGTTTCCGCCCTCCCCAAAGCTGGCGGATATAGTCTGGGCACAGTCCACAGGTCCACAAAAGCGGGTATCCTGGCCGTGGTTGTCAAAGACAAGCGGCTGGTGTCCGTGCTCCTGGGCCCGCAGGGTGCCGGACACGTCCTCTGAACAATCCATGACGCTTCCGCCCTGGTCGTTGAGGCAGAGGATGGAGGGCATACAGTTGCCGCTGGCGCTGCCCTTCAGCGTTGGGGCTATCTGCTCTGAATAAGCGATGCTGCCGGCGCTTGCCCCTGCCCCTGCGGAAAACCCAGCTACAAAGGTCTGCTGTTTCATCCCTGGCTGGGCGCTGAGGGCTCCGGCCACATCATGGAGGTCGCGCACCTCGTCTCTTTGATTTGCGGCAAAAGCAACAGCGAGTTCTCCAGGGGTAAATTCCAGTTTCTTAACCTGTCTGGCTAATCCCGCCTGTGCCGTCAGTGCCGCCTTCAACTGGTGCGGCAACTCTTTGCCGCGCTCCTTCGCCCGGCGCAGGATCCCCAGGCAGGCCGTCTGCGACAGGTAATATTTTTGTGCCGGAGTGGGCTCCAGAATATCAGACAGGGATGTGCGAACCGGCTCACGAGGCGCGGGGCCGGTATTGAGGAACAGCTCCCCCTCCCGATAGGGGGAGCGAAGTTCCCAATAGTGACTGCCGAACAGATCCACATGGCCGCAAGACAGGTCTAAAACCAAATACGGGATCGCGGCCAGCTCTGACGCCGGTTTTGCCGGCGCCTTTCTCTTGAGAGACGGTACAGCCGGGACACGCTCCTCTTGATCAGCCAGTCCGGGCAAAGTCAACTGCTCCTCTGATCCAAGGTGATACTTCACACCAAAATCATCTCCTCCTTTTCCGGCGTTCTCTCCGTCCCATTCGAGCTGTTAAGGAGATCGAACAGGATCTTCGGCGCGGTCATTCCCGCAAAATCAGCGATCAAATAAATGCGCTTACGCCGCTGTGCGACGCCCCAGAACTGTGCGTCCAGACAGCGCCAAGCCAGTGAGAAGGCACCCTCCACCCGGATCTCTCCCGCGTCATGCCATGGATAGGGAAATGGCCTGGGGATCGTTGCGCTTCCGTCATAGACCCGCAGGATCTCCTCCAGCACGATGCGAAAATCCTCACCTTTTGGTGATCCGCTGCTGAAAGCACCAGGCACGTTCTCCCATGCCATATACCGGGGGCGGATCTGTACTCCGGTGCGGCCGCGTTCCCGCTCTGCCGTGCGCATCTCCTTGATGATGCGGATCTGCTCCATAAAAAGGCCGGAGCGGGCGCCGGATAATCCGGCCCTCGCTCCGGCGACAGAGAGATCTTGACATGGGCTGCCTCCGCAGATGATATCCACGGGGAACAGCAATTTCCCGCTCAGCTTGGTGATATCCCCCTTGTGGGCCATACTGGGGAAACGCCGTAGGGTGACTTCTATTGGAAATGCCTCGATCTCGCTTGCCCAGACGGTGTTGATGCCGAAACGGGCAGCGGCCAGGGGAAAACCGCCGATACCGTCAAACAGGCTCCCCATGGTCATCGCCGTCGTAAGCTCCACATTGCTCATTTTGATGCCACCGCCTGCACGATTGTCCTGGTGGTGTTGACGGCGGCCTGAGCGGTATAGACTGCGCTCATGATATTGGCCCTGGTGGTAGTGTCCAGACCGAATGTGCCTGCGATTCGGGGCACCTCATTGGCAGAGAGCATGAGACCCAGACCCAGCAAGGCGTGGTCTTTGAACACCATAAGGCCCGCCACCAAAATTGTGGATTGCAGGAAGGCGGTCAGGCACAGGCCGATGACCTGCTTGATCCACTGGATAAAGCCATCTGTGTAGCCTCTGGGGATGCTGAACATGTACAGGCTCCCCACGGCAATCTGAATGAGCAGGATGCCGCCCCGCTTGAGATTGGAGAAGAACACCTTGATCACCGCATAGGCCATGAGAATGACGCAGAAGATGATCATGATGGGACTGGTAATGACGCCCAATCCGAAGCCCCCCGCGGCGCCTGTCATCTCTGTAACACTCTCCACTCCGTTGAGATCCTCGATGATCTGCTGGCCCACCGTCCCGATGCTGGACCCATAGCCGGTGAGCCCGGAGGCAAAGGTCCCCTGTAGGGTCACCGACAGGGAGTAGAGCCGCACCGGGACGGTGGTAAACAGGCATACCGACAGAAACCCTTTCAGAATGTTCAGGGCGGTGTCCTTGATATTGGCCCGGCCAGTGGTATAGTCGATCCCACATTCAAAAATACAAACCACCAGACTCACGCCGAACAGGGCCCAGCCCAACTGGGAGAAAAACAAGACGATGGCCTGCACCCAGTCCAGGTCGAAAAGCTCCACGCCCATGTTGCCCATCTCGGCAAAGAAGTTTCCAAGAAAGCCTACCACCTGGCCATAAAACCAGTCGATGAGGTTGTCCATAACAGTGGACGCCACAAAATCAAGAATAAAGATAGCGCCTCACCCCATTTCCATGCCGCAGGTCTCTGTGAGCGGGGTGGAAAGGGGCAGCGCAAGGATTTCTCTCTCCGTTTTGAAACCGGGACAGAATCTCCTGAGACTCTGCGCTCTCGGCATTCGTGACCACACATCCGAAGGTCTCGATGCAGTCCATAATTTGTTCCATAGAGCTGCCCGACGCAACCAGCCTTGCCACAGCGCGCAGCTCCGAGGGGTAGAAGAGATACCGTTCCCCGTGGTTGAATATGCTTTGTGCAATATCCTCCCCGTAGTCCCGCCTAACCAATGCCAGATTCACATAGAAGGCATCATAGAAATGCCCAGCCCCGTCAGATAGTTCAATCGCCAGCTCATCCGGCTCCTCGGCATATGTGGTGACGGTTGCCAGGGCAATTTCGGAGGAGCCAGGCAGCAATTCTCGGATCCGAGTTTCAAATTCTTCTCTCTGCATGGCATCCTCCCTTAAATCCCGATGATGCCCCAGATGTAGTTGGGGGCCAGCAGGACGAAGACCAGGCAGACAAACAAAATAACGGGCCCTGCCCATTCGAACTGGCCGTGCTTGCGGTAATCAAAGTACGCCATGGCAAGTTTAGCGAAGAAGGCGATAGCCAGCACCATGCTCAAAGCGGGAAAGACCACATTGTCCACCACGGTCTTGATCTGGCTGGAGGCGTCCGTCCAGGTCTGTTCCACCGCGCCGGCTACATCCCCGCCCGCAGCAAAAGCAGGTACGCAGAGACACAAGGCCAGGGCGAGAACAACGAGAAACATCTGAAAAATACGCTTGCGCTTCATAATTGTTTTCCTCCTGTTGAAAAGAATGGAAGGCCGTCCTATGAGACGCCCTTCCTGGTCGTGTGATATAGATGCCTAAATGCCGCTTAGCAGCCGGGGAGTTCGAAGACCACCTGGCCGTAAAACGAGTCGATGAAGTTACTCATGATGGTAGATGCCACAAAATTCCCAGGACAAAGATAGAACCTCACCCCATTTCCATACTTTGCTCTTGCGGGGGCGGATCAGGCAGACACAAGTCTCCAAAAGTTTTCGCCTTATTTTGAAAAAGCCATAGGAGCGCCTCAGATTCCATTTCCTCCTCCGGCGTATACTCACAGAAGGGTTCCTCGCCTCCATGCTCGATCATGTGATTCGCAATTTCGGGGATTTTCCACCCATCCGCAATCAGTCTGGCCGCGCCTCTGAGCTCGAACGGGTTGAAGGTATAGGTTTCCGCATAATTAAAGAGGTCTGTTGCGATAGCTTCACCATGATCCCGTTTGACCAGGGCCAGATCCACATACAGAGAATCATAAAAAGTGGAACGGCCCATTGTCTCCTCGACTTCCGGATCCTCTGCCAGTTGGGTGTAGCCTTCCAGAGCGGTTTCGGACACCTGGGGAAGCAGGAGGCGAACCCGAAAATCAAATTCTTCTTTCCGCATGCTCTTTTCTCCCCAAATTCCGATGATGTCTCAGACATAATCGGTGGCCGGCACTATGCTCAGGGCGGGAACGGCAATATTTGCGCTTCATGATTGTTATCCTCCCATTGAAAGGAATGGAGGGCCGTCCCGTGGGACGGCCCTCTGGATCATGTGATAGGGATACTGTTTAGTAGCCAGTGCGAGGCAGGGGCTCCGCGGGCTTGTAGACCTTGGTCACCCAGCGGGAGGTGGCCATGATCCACTGACCGTTGTAGATGCCGCCCACGTCCGCCTGGTTGACGAACTGGGTGCCTCCAGTGAGCCAGGAGACCACATTGCAGTACACCTGCGGGGCCTCTACCTGCCGGAAGTTGGCGGGTACCACCCCAAACACTACCATGAACTCGGTGATGACCTCATTGGAGGCCAGCCCCAGAGCGGCGGGAGAGGCATCCAGCACATAGTTCTGCTGGGTGCTCAGGTTGTCGTACATGGTCCGGTAGTTGGGATTCAGATTGGTCTTATAGACCACCTTGTAGTTTCCAGGAACGTTATAGGTGCCGGTGACGATCTTGTCCAGCCGCACCGCCTGGGTAGGCAGGGTGTCGCGCCAGTAGAAGGAGGTCAGACTTGTGGTGGAGTTGTTGCCGATGCCGCTGAAATCATAGCGGATCTGCTGGCCGGGCATGACCTCCACATAGCCAGTCTTCTTGATGGAGACATTGGTGTAGAGGCTCTTGTTGGTCATGGCCGCCTTGACGATCTGGCCGGCGTACTCGATCTCCACCTCGATGGGCGTCTGATCCAGGCCGTAAAAGTCCGCTGCCTTGGATTCCACGACCTTGTACCGGCCCAGAGGCAGAGGCCGGGAGGAGGCAACGCCGTTCTTGTCTGTCTTGATGGTATCCACCAAGTTGCCGGTTCGGGCGTTGTAGATTTCGAACTCCGTGTTGGGAATGGGCGTTCCAGCGGGCCAGCCGTTCATGGAGTTGTAGTCCGCGCTGGTTTTGGTGATCTGAATCTGGCCGGTGATGGCGGTATTCTCCCAGACAATCTCCGTGGTGGTGCCGTCCGTGACATAGACGGTCTTGAGCTGCTCATCCACGATGTAGCCTTCATTCTCCAGCTCCCGCAGGTAGTAGCGGCCGGAGCTGGGCAGGTCGTCGATGTAGACATAGCCGCGATCATCCGAGGTGTACTGGCCGATGGGGTTCTTATTGCTGTCATAGAGGAGGAAGGTCACACCGTAGATGCCCTCACGGGTGTCCGCGTCGACCTTGTGGATCAGGATGCCGCTGAAGGCCTTGTTGGTCACCGTCAGGGAGACGGTCTTGCCGTCCTCCACCTCGAAATAGTGGGGTGTGGGATCCACCTGGAAGCCCTCTGCCGCCTCGGTCTCCACGGCGTAGTAGGCTCCATCCTCCAGAGAGACAAAGACGCGGCCATCCTTGCCGGTGGTAACGGTGTCGATGAGTTCATCGTCCACCTTGCGGATCTCAAAAGTGGTGTTGGGGATGCGTTCTGTTCGATCTGCCTCGTTGACCTTGATGATCTCCACGCCTCCGATGGGCTGGTTGTAGAAGGTCAACGTCTGGGTGTCCGCGGGGTTGACGACGACGGTCTGACTCTGGCCAGCCGGGTCGATAGTGTATCCAGGGATCGTCTGGGTCTCTTTGACCACGATGGTGCCGGTGACGCCGGAAATCATGATCTCACCATTTTCATTGGTCTTGTAGAGGCCCTTGCTGGACAGGTGGCCGTTGGCGTCGTCTACATAGCCGCCCTCGGCGTAGGTCAGTTCAAACTCCACGCCGGCAAGAGGCTCATGGGTCACAGAGTCCAGTTTCCGGATCACAAGGGTTCCCTTTGCCTCATTATAAAAGCGCAAAGTCTGTACCTCGCCCGCCTTGATCTCAATGGACTTGGGGGCTGTGTCCAGGACGTAGCCCTCCAGGGCCTTGACCTCTCGCGCGGTGACAGTAGTGCCCGGCTCCAGATCCGTGATGACGATGCGGCCGTTCTCGTCGGTGATGTACTCGCCGTTGGAGGGGCCCACCACCGCGCCGCTGGAATCGGTCACCAGGAAAGTCACACCCTCCAAGGGCGTGGTGGTGCCCTCGATATACTTTTCAATGATCAGGGTGGTGCTGGGGGTGTTGTAGAAGGTCAGCGTCTGCGTGTCGTTGGGGTTGACCTGGACTGTCTGGGTCTGGGTAGCGGGGTCAATGGAATATCCGGGGATGGTGGCTGTTTCAGTGACCACCAAGGTACCTACCACTCCATCGATCTGGATCTTGCCATCCTTGTCGGTCTTATAGAGGCCGTTACTGGAGATGTAGCCGTTTTCGTCGGGTACATACTCGCCGGTGCTGGTGGTCACTTTGAAGGTGACCCCCTCCAGGGGCTCTCCCGTCAGGGAATCCCGCTTATCGATGACCAAGGACCCGGCCTTGGAGTTGGTGATGACCACCGTCTGGGTGTCGCCGCCCTCCCCGATGACCACATTGGTGGATGCCTGATCCATGACGTACCCCTGGGGGGCCTTGATTTCAGAAATGACATATGCGCCGGGTGCCAGATTGGTGATGTGGATCTCGCCTGCGGAATTGGTGATGAAAATGCCATTCTGCGTGAGGGTGGAGTCACCGATGACGCCGTCCAGCCCAACCTCGCAGCCGGCGGCTGTCGTTACTCTGAACTCTGCACCAGCAAGAGGCTGACCCGTGGCGCTGTCCCGCTTCTGGATGATCAGCTCACCTTTGGGCTGGTTCTTGAAAGTTAGGCTGACCGTTCTGCCCTCTTTGATCTGCACTGTCTGAGACTGGGTATCAATGAGGAATCCCGGAGGGGCCTGGGTCTCCGTCACCACCACGCTCTTTCCGGGCTGGAGACCCTCGATCAAGATCTCGCCGTTTTCGTCCGTCCGGTAGACGCCATTGGAGTCCCCAATGAGGGTACCGTCCGCATATACGATTTTAAATTCCGCATTGGGCAGGGTCACGCTGGGATTGGTGGCGCAGACCTTGCGGATCAGCAGGTTTCCGTCCGGCATATTCTCGAAGCGCACTGTAATGACCGACTGCTCACCGCTGTCCGCCAAATAGACGATCTCGGAGCTCTGGATGATGCTGTATCCGTCTGCCGGGTCTACCTCCTCCAGAATATAGGTGCCCGCGGTGAGGCCGGTCCAGATGGCGGTGCCGTTTTTTCCGGTCACTTTCTGACCAATGATGGTACCGCCTGTTCCGCTGGTGCCGCCAAGGAACCTCAATTGGAAGGTAGCTCCGGCCAGGGCTTCGCCGGTGACGCTGTCATATTTCTCCACAATGATGGCATTGAGCGGCACATTTTCAAATTGCACCGTCTTGCTCTCGCCGCCGTGGAGGATAACTGTCTGCTTGGTGGGTTCCTTGAGCTGGAATCCAGGGGCGGGCGCCACCTCCTCGATGGTGAACTCACCGGGGTACAAACGCTGGCCCTGCTCATGGAGCTTGATCTCGCCGCTGGCATCGGTGGTGATCTCGCCGAAGTCGTAGGACTCAGGTGCGTCGGCAGCCTCGCCGGTGGAGGTGTAGGTCACATGGAAACGCGCCCCCTCCACAGGAGCGCCGGCGACAGAGTCCACCTTGTAGATGGTCAGCTCCGGGGCTTTGTGGTTTTCAAAGACCAGCTTTTTCTCATCCCCTGCATTCAGGGAGATGGTCTGCTCCCGGTCCGCGTCCTTGTCCGGCAGATAATAAGGGGCCGGGACAGACAGCTCTGTGACCCGGAAGGTGCCGGGAGCCACTCGCAGGGTGACGGTGCCATCCTGCCCGGTGGTCACGGTGTTTAGGTAGTCGCTGTCCACACCCTCGATGCGGAACACGGTGCCGGGGATAGGGGTGGTGGAGTCCGCGGCATCCACTTTGGCGATGGTGAGCTGGGGCTGCTTCAGATTGTCGAAGATGAGCTGCTGATCATCACCAGGGCCCAGCCAGATGGTTTGGGTCGGCTCTGCTGCCACCACATAAGGGTCTGGGACGGATACCTCGGTCACCTCATAGCTGTCCACAGGAAGGCCGGTGAGGGTAGCTGTCCCGTCCGGCCCAGTGGTCACGTCCGTGTGGTAGCCATGGTGGATGCCCTTCACCTCGAACACCGCGCCGGGAACCACTTCCCCGGTCTGCCCGTCCCGCTTGAGGATGGTAAGATTGGGGAGCTCGTGGTCCACCGCGGTGACGGAGATCGTGCCGCCGCCGTCAATATCCGCCTGATCCACATGGACGACCACCGGCTCCGTCAGCCGGGCAAAAGGCGCAGGGACAGAGACCTCTACGAAGGCATACAGGCCCTCAGTGATGCCGGTGACGGTGATGATGCCGGAGGCGTCCGTGGCCTCCGATCCGATGATCTGGCCGTCCTTCAGGATATTGAAGACAGCACCCTCGATGGGGCTGTCCGAATCGTCCACCTTCAGCAGTTCGATCTTGACCTTGGCATCATTTTCAAAGACCAGATCCACATCGCTTTTGCCGTCCCAGTAGAACTCCTGGCGGACTTTGTTGGGATCGCTGCTGGTGGTGTAGCCAGTGGGCGGGGTGACCTCCGTTGCCACGAAGGAGCCGATGGGCATGGTGTCCCAGGGGACATCCTCCAGATAGCCGCCTGCGCCGGTGGTGTAGGTGCCGGTAAAGCTGTTATCCACACCGTCGATACGGATGACGGCGCCGGCCAGCCCCTTGGTGGGATCGTCCGCATCCACCTTGCGGATGGATCCCTCGCCGGTGATCTCGGGGGTGTCCGTGAAGGTGACCGTGACCGTTTTGCCGTTTTCATTGGGCAGGACCACATACTGGGGGCCGGGGTTGTCGATTTGGTACCCCTCCGGGGCCTCCAGTTCCGTGACGGAATAGGTATTTGCATCCAGGGGGGAGAGGGTGTAGGTCCCGTCCGCCCCGGTCACGACCTCCTTGGAGTAGGTCCCATTGGCATTCTGAATGAGAAACCGGGCGCCGGGGAGCCCCTTGCTGGGGTTGGTGGCGTCCACCTTTTTCACGGTCAGCTCATACTGCTCATGGGTGACGGTGAGATTACCGATGATGATCCCCTGGACGTCATAGGCCGGATGCTGTGTGGAGCCGGGGCCGGCGTAGGTATATTCAAAAACTTCGCAGTCGCCCCAGACGCCCTGAGCGCCCAAATCGAGAATATACTGGGCGCGGTCCCGGAGAGAGGTCCCGTCTACGACATCGTCAATGCTGGTGTAGCTGGTGTGCTCCAGATTGTTGTAGACATACATCAGCTCCTCTGCGCAGGCAGCCACGGGATCAGCGGCAAGCGTCTTCTGCTCATGGCGCCAGATGATAGCCTGCACCCAGGCGTTCATGGTCCAGGTATAGTCACTGCCCCAGACCTCATCCACACCCAGGGCATGAGCCTGGTCTGTAAAAATGCCGCGGCTGTGGGCGTAATAATACGCCATCATGGTCTTGACGGTAGGATCGCTGATGGGCTGTGGGTTATTCCACTCGTGTCCCTCCAGCGACCAGCCCATGCCGCCCCCGTGGTCGGCGCAAAAGCCTGTGACAGTATCGCCGTTGTAGTCAAATTTCATCTGGTGGAGCCAGCAGGTGTCGAGGGCTGCCGACTCATAGTGGACACCGTTATGGGTGCAGTCCTCCATGACAATGGAGTCCGGGCTGGCGGCCAGGGCCGCTCCGGGGAGCAGACCCAGGATACACACCAGCGCCAACAGCATGGAGAGGATCCGGGCAGGCAGAGAATGCGTCTGTTTCTTCATGTTCTTTTCCTTTCCTCGGAAAAGGAAGGGCCGAAGGGACAGGGCATTCCGGCAGAACACAAACAGGCCGTGGGTGCTGTATCCCTACGGCCTGTTCCAGTTCCGATATTCAAAGTCTTGTCGGTTTCTCCCCCATCTGCTGCGGGAGAACGGTCCTTGCTCCGGATAGGAGCGGCTTAATTCATGGGCTTCATCTCCGTTTCTTCTGAATTTTGGAAAAAAGAGCGGCCCCTCCTGTTTGGGAGGGGCCGTACCGCTGGATCTGCGGTTATCCGTAGGGGTTGTAGGTGGTGGGGTCACCCAGGAACAGGCAGCAATAGGTGACCCCCTGTGCCACGGTGACGCCTACGCCGAGGCTGTCCGCATTGGGTGTAAGCATCGCCTGCAGGTGTCCGGGGGAGTTCACCCAGTTCTCCACCGCCTGCTGAGCAATATCTGAGGCGGCGGCTCCGGTGAATACTGTGAGATTGGAGCGGAATCCATAGGGATATCCGGCTCTTGCCACTGCCTCGCACTCCTCCTGATTGTGGTGCCAGGTGTATTTCCTCCCAGAGAGCTCCTGGGCAGCAGTCATCAGCCGCTGGTCAACAGCCAGCTCCGGGAGCCCGTGTTCACGCCGCACCTGATTGACCAGCGCGGCGATATCCTGGCGCGTCTGCTCCAGGTCGGACACCTGTTCCGAGGCGCGGCCGGTGTAGGGTGCACCGCTCTCGATCCGCACCGCGTCATCCCAATAGACGTTGAAGTCCAGGGCCTCGCCCACATCTGCCAATTTCACATAGTTATTGCCGTTAATGAGGTACGCCTCCAACTGGATCTGTTCCCCATCCAGATAGAACTGGTGAGTGCTGCGGACCGCCGTCAGAATCTCCTCCGCCGCGTGCGACGCAGGACCGGCCAGGGCCATCCCCAGCACGATACATGTGGATGCCAGCAGGATATTTTTCTTTCTGCTCATGACTTCGCTCCTCCTTATTGTCTGGAATTGCAGCTTTCTGCAAGCACACAATACCGGAAGAGCGGACGGAAGTCGATAGAAATAAGAGCGCCTGCATGTAGAAATTCAGAGGGGAAAACAAAGCAGATCAACTAAATTTCCACTGCCTTGACGCACCAGCGGTAGTCTCTCTGGTTCATCACACAGGTGTAGAGGGTGATCATGTTTTCCGTGGTGGCGGCGAGGCCGCTTCGGTCGGTCTCCAAGACTTTAGAAACGGACACCACCTCATAGGTGCGGGTCCCCAGCTTGGTGGTCAGGGTGATCTCATCCCCCAGCTCCAGGGTATGGATCTTCCCAAAATGGTTGTTGGTGCCCCTGTTGTGCGCCGCCACCGCAATATTTCCGCGCCAAATAGAGGTTTCCTCGAAGTGACCGGCACCCTTGGCCAGGGTTTTGCTGTCCGTGCCCTCATAGACCTTCACAGTTAAACCGATGGCCGGGATCTTCAGCGTTCCCAGGTGGCCGCCAGAGTAATAGAGGTCGCTTGTCACTTCGGTGTAGCCGGTGGAGGGAGCAGATGTTTCCGGGTCAGCAGGGGTATTCACAGTGGGGATCGTACTTCCGGGGACAAAGACCGGGGCGGAGGTGCCGTTGACCGCCGCGCCGGTGGCGGGTATGGAGCCGGGGGCCAGGTTGGGGGTGAGGGGCGTCCCGGTGTTCAGGGCATCGGCGCTGGCGGTACCAAATCCAGGCGGGATCAGGGCGGCGTTTTTACTGACGTCCTCGTTCTTCCTGGCCCCGCCGTCTGCCGTGGCAACCGGCTCGAAGGAGGTGGGGGTGCCGTAGTCCGGATCGCCCGGTGCGTCGATGGAATACTCCAGAGGTCCCGCCGCGCTCGCGGGAACTGTCAAGGCGGCGGTCAGGCACATCAGGCAGAGAAACGCACACAATTTTTTCATTCGGTTTCCTCCTCACTCTCATGCTTCCGTTTGTAGAGCAGGCATCCGCCAATGACGCCGCCCGCAGCGAATACCACACCCAGCGGCACCAGGATATAGGCCCAGTTAAACTGGACTGGACTGCTGCCCGAATCAGGGAGCGGCGCCAGCGGCTCTATGGCTGTGCCCTCGAAGATGGCCACATAGCGGGTCTTATTCAGGGCGATCCGGCTGACAGTACCGCTGTAATCGGCGGTGACCGTGTAGCCGGTCACATAGCTGCTGGTGGCACTGCCGGTGTAGGTGGCGACTGCCGTAAAGCGGTCTCCCATGGCGTAGCCGTCTGTATTGGCGGTGTTGTCCGTCTGCCAGCTGATGTTCTGGAGAGTCAGGGTGCGGCCATTGTCCTCGATGGTCTTGGGGATGTTGGCGGTATCCTGGCTGGCCAGATTGGGGTAGCTCCTGGTGGCAGACACCTCCCTGGTAGAGCTCCCGTACCCGGCCACTTCCACCTGGACGGTGTCCAACTGGAGGGTCAGCACACCGGAGAGACCGTCCTCGGTGATAAACTCTTTTTCCTGGGGGAGCAGGGCCAGCACGGACTCCATGTCCTTGCTTTTGCTCTCCAGAGAGACGGTCTCTGTGTGCTGACGGCTCTCGTTCTCCGGCAGTTCCTGCCGGAGCAGATCAATGAGGGTATAATGGAATCCATCCTGCTCGAAATCAGACCGGGGAATGCCGGCGGGGTTCTCCTCCGGCCCCAGGTCATAATACTTGCGGATCTCTGTGCCATCCTCATTCCGGGACACGGAGGTGGGGTAGCAGACCTCCGGGGGCGCAGATGACTGGGAAATCACAACCGACTCCGCGGCGAAGGCGGAGGGGGACAGTGCCATGGTCAGGCACAGGACCGCGGCACAGAGTGCGAGTTTTCGTTTCATATCAGCTTTCTCTCCTTCCTGTCACATCGACATGCCGTCCATCTCGGGGCTGTTTTGCTCCTGGGCCTCGTTATGGTGCTGGTTGAGTCCCTGATCCAGCTCCATCCGGTAGGCGTCCAAAACGGCCTGGTCGAAGGACTGTTTGAATTCCGGGGTGCAGGGGAAACAGATGTCCCGATATTCGCCTTTGACCTGGCGGCTGGGCATGGAGACGAAGGGGCCGTTTCTGCCCTCCTTCACCTGGACCCCGCGGATGGCGAAGCACCCGTTCAGGTTGACCGAGGCGTCTGCCAGGATGGGGCCCTTGACGCTGGGACGGTAGATCTTCACGTTGATCTGCATGGGCAGCTGCTCAAAATTGGGGTTCTGATGGTTGATAGTCTGTTTCATCGCTCACTTCTCCCTTTCTCTTTTTTCAGCCGTTCCAGGGTGTGGATGGCTATCCGGTCATACTCCCAGGGTTCTACCTCCAGGGAGAGGTAGGCGCCCTGCTCGTTGATCCCATCGGCTCGATATTTCAGCACTAAGGGCATCGGCTCGGTTTTGCGGTTCAGAATGCCGGGAGATACCCAGCCTGTCCCGGCCACATAGACCTGGCGGATAGCGGACTGGGCCTCGCCGGACAGATTCAGCCATAAAAATTTCCCCTGAAGGTCCTGCGGCAGACCCTCCGGGGATGGAATGGGCTCAATCACATTGCCTTTGATGCGATAGCGCAGGCCCATGGCTGTGATACAGACGTGAGTGGCATTGGCGGCCTCTGGCTCCTGGGTCCAGAGGGGAAAGCAGCTGTAGTCCGAGGCCAGCACATCTTCTCCTTCCTGATCGTCCGGGAACAGGGGCAGGCACTTTACCAGCTCCAGGACATGGATTCCGTCTGTGAGCCCCAGCACTCTGATCCCGGCAGCAGGCAGGGATTGGTAGCGGGCCAGAGCCTCCTCCAGTGTGGAATACTGCTCCACGCTCCGGCCCTTTCGCAGAGATCGCTTGGGGGGCAGGCGCAGATCGTCAATGGTGTAATAGGAAATGTTCATGTCTATCAATCACCTCATTTCATGGTCATCCCGCCCATCGCGGGGGAGTCGTTGTTCTGTTCCTGTCCTTTCAGCTCCATCAGCTTTTCCTTTGCCCACTCCGGAAGGAATTCGTCCTTCAGCGCACCGATAAAGTCCGTTCGGTTCCAGCGGGTCATCTCTCCGTCCCCCAGACAGGTACAGCGGACAGAGCGTCCAATGGCTTTGGGGCTACAGCCAAATCCGTCATGGGCGTACCAGAGCTGGGCACGGGCGTTCCAATAGGACTCCTTCAGGGTATCTGGGGAGAGTACCAGCACCTTTCCTTCGTAGTCCAGTTCTTCAAAGGAGCTTGGCTCGCACTGGTCAGGACCGAAGAGTCCCAGCGCCTGATATGCCGTGCGGTATTGGTCCACCACTCCATCCAGTACAGCGGAGCGGGTTGGCACCACAAAGCTTAGATTGTGGAGTTTATCTGGTGGGATATAGATTTGACTGGCCCATGCTTTATTCTCGGAACTGTACTGGCCACCCCATTCCAATTGCTGAACCGTGTTGGCCAGCACCCAAGCTGTCCGCTTATAGCCGAACTCTTGAAGCACCCCCGTCAGGCATTCCTTGTCCAGATGGGCGCCGTCGTAGTGCTGTCGTACGGCTTTCTGAATGGCATCTTTGCAGTCAATGTTCTCCAGGTAACTGGCCCGCCATAGAGACTGTTCTCCCCGTCGGCAGGCTTCCTCTGCGGAATAGGGATAGAGGTACGTCTCACGCATGATCTTCCTCCCGGCGCAGCTGCCGCCGGAGGGCGTCCAGATCCACATGGCCCTCCTGGAGCATGGAGCGGAAGCCCTCGTCGAACTCCTGCAACGGGTCTTCCTCCCTGTGCTCGCTGGGGTCATCATCTTCTGCCTTGGATACGATCACCCGGCCATCCTCCGCAACGGCCTCCAGGCTGTCTGCATCATCCAGTCCGGCCAGTTCCAGTAGACAGGCGGGGATGGTCAGACCGGGATCGTCCATTTCATCTTCCTCGTCAATGGTGTCCTCACACTCGGGAAATTCCGCCCCTTCCTGGCTGAATACCGCCAGCTGGAGGAGCAGAGATGCGGCAGTGGAGGTGAGGAACTGGAGAAGGTGCAGGCATTCCAGGGTACTCAATGCATTCCGTGCCGCCAGGACATATCCGCCGCCTGTGTGGAGGATCAGCTCCTCCGCGTCCGCAAGGCCGGAGAGCTGGAGGGCAGCGCGGGGGATCGTCAGGGTCTTGTTCTCAGGATTGTGGTAGAGCTTAAAATACATAGGTTTCATCAAATTCTCCCTTCTGAAAGTCAAACAGATTGATTTGTGTTGTGGCATGAGCGCGCTCCGCCATGTCATAGTTGGCGATGAGCAGCTCGGAAAATTGGCAGTTAGGGTCGTATCGCTGTCGAATGTTGTTCAGCCGGGTCACCGGCTCGATCTGGATGCCGGGGGCATCGTACAGCCCTCGGATGAAGGCGTCGTCGTTGTAGGACAGCAGGAACTTGCCTTCCATGGACAGCAGGGCATCCCGCAGGCGGATGTGGTCCCGTTCCGTGAAGCCGTCCTCACCGATGTTCTGGTAATACCCCTCTGTAGCGTGGTAGGGCGGGTCGCAGTAGAAGAAGGTCACTGGGCGGTCATAGTGCCGGATCAGTGTTTGGAAGTCTTGGTTTTCCACCACCACATCCGCCAGCCGTCGGTGGGCCTGCTCAATGAGCGGGAAGTTGCTCCACATATCGTGAGGCTGGCTGGCAAAGCTGGTGAGAGCGGCGGCGTAGCTCTGGCGGATGACTTGATAAAACCAGGCTGCCCGCTGAATATCTGTGGTGCGCTTGCGGCGCAGAGCCAGGCGCGCCCGGTCGAAGTCCTCTCTGGAATTGAGGACATATTTCAGAGCGTTGATCAACAGATCCGGCTTGTCCCGCACACAGCGGTACAGATTGGCGAGGAGGCCGTTGTAGTCGTTGTAGACCTCGAAGTCGTTGCCGGGGGCTTTATGAAACAGCACCCAGCCGCCGCCTCCGAACACCTCCACATACCGCTCATAGAACAGGGGAAATCGCTTCACTACTTCCTCCCGGAGAGCTTTCTTCCCGCCCACCCAGCTCATAAAACTGTTCAGGGGGGATCACCGCCCTCGCCAAAGCTATCCAGGGATTGCTCCAACCCCCGGATAGCGGCCTCCAGACCATTTGCCATCTTCCGAAGTTGACGGATGGTAGTGTAGACCTCGCCGGCAGTCTGGGCATAGAAGTAGCCGCTCCGGTCGCTGGCAATGGGGATTCCCCGGCGCCGCAGCCGGTTGACGATCTTCCGCAGATCCGTGCTGCTGACACCCAGCGCCCGCTCCAGTTCCGCACTCCCTACTCGGTATGCGCGTCCAAGGCAGGCTCCTTTTAAATAGTCCAGCAATTGTTTTTCATGCATTTTCGTTTCCTTTCCGGAGCCGTTTTTCCGAAAAAGGGCACAAAAAAAGAGGGGCCGTTTCCCCCTTCGGAAAACGGCCCCTGTCTAATTTGACTGATTACATGGTCATGTCAAACTCTGGCTGTGGCTCCGTGCGCTCATGGTGGAACTCCTGTTCGTTGCGGCGGATGTATCCGGTCTCAGCGGTATTCAGGAGGTAGCCCTGCTGCTCCAACTGGGCCTCCCCATACACTTTCAAGTCAATGCTCCCTTGCAGAACAGGGTCCCGGAACACCGTATCACCCTGTTTCTGCAACACCTCCTCTCCAAACCGTCCTGTCTCGGTTGTCGGGCAGTAGTCATAGCAGTTCAAGTTCGACGCGATGTCCAGCGCCAGTTTTAAGTCGTGACAGTGCTCATACTCCAGCGCCGCCCGGAATTTTTCCAGAAAGTGTTGCTCTCCCTGGCCCTGCTCCTGGAGCACATATCCCAGGTCATTTCCATCGTAGATCAGATCTGCCAGATCCTGATACTCGTCCAGACCGATGGACAGTTCCGGAAGGGAGCACCGCACATCCAGAAGGCTGCACTCCTGAAGTGTCTGAACCTGCAGTTCCCGCAGGGCCAGCCGGATTTCGTCCATCCGCCCCTTCTCGTCGATGGTGCTGTCCGGCAGGCACAGCCAGACGCCCTCCGGCACGGCGGGGGAGGCCAGTTTCAGCCGCAGGCTCCAGTCAGTGTCTGGCAGCCTGTCCAGATTGGAGCCGTCATAGAACTGCTTGGGCTCTTGCCTGGGGAGCACCACGAAACAGTCCCCCACGAAGATTCCCAAGTGGCTGTCCTCATAGTTCCACCCGATCTGCTCCAGATTGGCATAGGGGATGAGGTCAGGCTGACCGGCTTCGTATCGCAGGTAGTATTCCCCCAGCTGTTCGTAGCTCCCCGCCGGGCAGATCACCTCGTAGTCCGGGAGGGCCAGCAGGAGGTTGACGGCATCCCTTGCCGTATTTGGATCCATCTTCCGAACCGCCAGCTCTCGCTCATCGCCAGCCTTTTCAGATAACGCCTTCAGCTGGCCCCTGGAGATGATGGCTGCTGCCAGCTGGGTCTGTTCCTTTACCGACAGAGTTTCCAGCCGGTTCAAGATCCACTGGCGCTCCATACTTTTACTTTCCATCATGCCATCTCCATTCCGCCCCAGGCGGGGGCTTCCTTTTGCTCCTTCCGAAATACTGGCAGCTGGCCGCTATCCTTCCGTCGAAGCAGTCCATAGTCCGTAATAGACGCATGGTTCTCCTCCAGCATCCGCTGTCCAACCCGGGCGGCCTGTCCGGTCTGGAACAGTTCCTCCGGCAGATCCGGATACTTCTCCCGCAGGATCAGCTCCGCATAGTCCCAGGTCGCCGCCACATCCGGTCGTAGTTCATAAGCATCCAGACCGTGCATCAGCTGGATGGCATCCTGCAGGTGGGGGTGCCCGGCCACAGACAGCAGAGCCTTGTACTTGACCCAGTCCGCCTCATGCCAGCTCTGCTTTTTCTGCGCCAGGTTTGTTGCGAATTCGCTTGCCATGCCGATGCCGCTCTCCTGTTCGATGGCGTCATCGACCGCATCTCGCAGAGAGGGGATCTCACAGTCGATACAGCGGAAGGCGCACTCGTCCAGCGAGGCCGCGTCTACCTCTCCCACTGCCCGCCAGATGTCGGCGTCTGAAGCGGGGAGGTTCAGGATAGTGGTCTTATCGTTATCATAGCTGGGATCGTCAAAAAATCCCTTGCGTACCTCCAGCACCACCGGGGCGCTGGGGCGGGCAAAGCAGAACATCTCGCCCTTCCGATATACCTCTTTGAAGTCACTGCCAGGCTCCGCGTAGCCCCGGCTGGTGAACACACCGCTGTGCTCCTCCTGGTGCTGTTCCCCCAGCAGCTCCAGCAACCTCTCCCGAAAGCTGCTGTCCTCCTCCATGGTATCCACCAGGGCCATGGCCTCCTCCGAGAGCATCTCACCCTCATACAAAAGCGCCCCAAGTTCCTGCGTGTCGGAGACTTGGGGCGCCAGAAGGCAGATATCCGCATTGAAGGTCAGGTTGATGAAGCGGGAGAGGGGAAAGGGAGCAGTGTGGTTTTCCTTCTCGATCTGGAGCAGGCCGTCCAGCCCCATCCGGTCATCCTCACCCAGCATGGTCAGCCGGAGGGCCAGCAGGTTCAACTCCAGCAGATCCACATTCCGACCGATCATATCCGCTGTGATACCAGGATAGCGGATCCTGGTCAGCTCATTGCGGCAAGTTTTGACGTCCTGGACACGGGCCTTCTGGAGCGCGTCACAAAGCTCCGCCTGGGTACACGGCATCGTCAGCACTGCGGAGGTCTTATAGCTTTCGGGCCCGCCGCTGCTGATCTCCACCTCGAAGATCTTCTTATCCAAGGGTCATCCCTCCCTCTGTCTGTTCCTCTCTCTGAATTTCATAATTGGCAGGATCCGCCCCAGGAACATCCCAGCCCGCCATGCTTCCGATCTCCATGGCCTGCCGCTGGGCGGGGGTGACGCCTAACCGCTCATTCAGCTCATCCGCCAGCTCCACGTTGCGCTCCTTGTCTCCGGTATCCCACTGGGAGGGATAGTAGCCGGACTCGCCCCGCCGGATGCAAATGAGCTGGCCGGTTGTCTGTAGGGTGGAGAAACACTCCGCCGGCAGGCCCTCGGCAACCTTGGGGGCGAACCGCTCCTGCTCCGTCTGGATACTCCAGTTCTCGCTGTTCCACAGATGGATGTACAATTCACCGCCGTCCACACGGATTTGTTCCAGATCCATGCCCTCTCCCCAGCCATCCGATGCCTGGCCGGTGAGGTACTCCTTTAAAGTGGAAAGTTCCTCCGGGGAGAGTTCTCCAACTACCCGGCACTCCGCCACGCCCCAGAGTTGGCCGCTTCGCTCCTCCGCAGTGAACTCCGCGGATCGTACCTTGATATTCAGGCTGTCCTGTTTATCGTACCAGCGCATAACGCCCCGCTCTTTCTCCTCCGGCATCCGGTTTCTGACCAGGGCACCCTGGATCTGATCCTCGTAGTCCAGCAGCGTCCGGCCGTCCCATTCCTCACCCGTCTCGTCTATATCGCCCCACTCGTCCCGCCCATAGAAATCGGCGGTCAGGGGCATATAGAGTTTGAGCAGGGTTGGCTCCGGCGGCTGGACAGAGAATTGTTCCTCTCCCAACGCCAGTTTTCGAATGGCCCCATCCCCCATGCGCGTGTGGAACCGTCCTTCTTCATCGATCTGTTCCAGCGTCCCAGTAGATATGTGTTCTGGGTCATCCAGCTCCCAGCATATAACTTGGCTCCCACGTGGGAACTGTTCCCGCAGGAATGCCAGCCATTCTTTTGATATCGTCCGCATATTCTGCCTCCTTTGCTCTTTCGTAGATCACTCACATCTCTATGGATGGGCCGTCCTCCTGCTCCTCATCCCAGTCCTCACCGAGCAGATCCTCCAGATCAGGCGGTTCACTGTATTGGACCGTGTCGTTCTCCAAGTCCTCCTTTAGGCTGCGGAGGACGGCCTCTTGATTCCCGGTCGGTAAGTAGAGCCATTGTCCATTCGTATCATAGATATAGATGTATTCGATCCCAGCCCAATCTGCCGCATCGTACAGTTCCTCGAAGGTTTTTATAGTGGCCTCCCAGCCGGGACAGTCCCCATCTCTCCGATAGGCCAACGTCACTCCTGGCTGTGGAGCAATGAAATCGTGGCGTCCGGGGTCAGGAGAGAGTTTTTCTCGAAGATAGTACAGATCTCCCAAAGCCAATAAAGCGTTTACTTTCTCCGATGTATCATAGTGTTTTACAAGGGTCGCGCCGGTATCTTCCGGGTATCCGTTGAGCTGACAGTATATCGTGAGGTACTGGTCATCTCCAATTTGCCTTGCGATATAGCTGCGTGTTCCCATTAAAGTCCTCCCATCTCGAGGCCTGCCTCCGGACCGTCCAGCTCCTGATGGAGCGTTTCTACTGCGTCGGCGATCACCGGATCATTCCGAAAACTCTCCAGCTTACGGTAGTCTTCAAAGAATACCTGCTCTTCATCCAGAAAGCACACCAAGTCCACCGTGGCGATCTCGTCCTTGGTGACGCCCAGCCTTTTCTCAGGCCGGTCGCTGTCTTGGTAGAGCTGTATCGCCCCATCCAGTGTCAAAGCCCTGTGGATCTGCTCCTTCGAAGTGTTGCAGTCAGTCATCACGAACCAGGAATAGGTGTGAGGCTTGCTGGGGTCCGCAGCATCCCGCAGGGCCTGCTTTCCGGCCTCAGTGAGACCATAGTTGCAGGTGCGACGGGGGTTCTCCTCGCCGGCAACATCCAGAAGAATGTCGTCTACCGCTTTTTTCACCGCTGGATCGTCTGTCAGGGTCTCGTACCGGAAGCCGGTGGTGTTTCGGTAGGGCAGTTCTTCTCGAATAGTCTGGAGATACCGCTGGGGATCACAAAATTCCTGCTGCTCGCCGCTGGCATAGGTCACTCGGCCCACCAGTTTCTCCTGCCTGGCCATCTCCTGCTGGCGCAGGTCGTAGCAATACAGATACCCTTGATAATCCCCTGGTCTTGGGGTACACCGCAGGCAAAATCGGTAATGTTCTGTCTCCGCAACAAACCCGTAGACGCGGTCGTTTTCTGAGATCTCACCTCCGTTGTGCCAGCAATAGGTGTTCATGGCCGCCAAGTTCTTCAGTGGACCGCTTTGCCGCATGGCATCCACAAATTCCTGCAGGGCCTCCTTGAATTCCGGAGTGTTAAAGTGGTCACCGTTGTGGGGCCACCAGGTGTGATAGAAGCCCTTCCCGCCGGAGCCGAAGTCCATGCGGAGGTGGCCCACTGTGCCCAGTGCCTCGTCCCGCTCATCGTTGGAATAGAAAAGGCCCGCCTCCTCAACGGAAGCAGGCCGCAGGTCAAAGGGGGGCGTCTGTTGGAAACTACTTTGTTTTTTCACTTCGATCACCTCGTTTCTGTTTTTTGAACACAACCAATACCACAACTTGTGATGAAAGTCTACTACAAATCGTGGAGAAAATTCAGGTCATCCGTATCCCTATCTCTGGCTCCGGTGACTCCATGATCTGCTCCAGGTATTTGGGATCCACTACGACTTCTGATTCATTCCTGCCGTTGAAAAAGGCAAGAATGTGTTCCTTTGAAATCTGAGCCTCATAGACGGTGCCCTCCTCACCAAAGCGGTGGGCAAACCACTCCGCCGTATCCCGGTCCAACGTCCAGGACAGTGCTTTGATGTTTTTGGCATTATAGGAAGTCACACCGCGGTAGACGGTCACAGGATCCTCCAGCGACTGATAAACTGCGTACTCCTCCTCGTCCATCAGAAGTTCCGGCGGGACAGAATGGAATAGAGCCAACAGTTCTCTTTTGCTCACATTGCGGTCTTGGTTTGGGCACTCCTCCAAAATCCACGCATGAGCCAGCAATTGGCCCAGATTCTCCTGTGAGAGGACTGGGGCAGAAAATTTGAGAAAAGTCAGATAATAGGGCTTGTTAAGGAGGAAAAATACCTGACAGGCGTTTTCAGCACTGTCGATCTGTTTGCCCACCATCTCCTTCCATTTGGCATAGTCTTCTTTGTTGTGGAGCAAGTCGACAACAGTGATATTGCCATCCTCATTTTGAGCAGCGGTAACCCCGGTACTTGTAAACGGGTGGCTGACGATAGCTGGTGAAAATGAAGTTTCTGCGATTGGCATATCCAAGAGTACATGAGCGATCATCTTCACCCTGGCAAGATCGGTTTCCTTCCGCATCAGGAGAGTCCCCCCATCCCCATGGACTCATCCTGCTCTCGCTGGTATTGTTCTGCGGGCTCCTTCCGCATCAGCTCATCCAGTGACAAAGTTCCCTGATAGGCAATGTAGCCCCGCTCTGTGAAGATTCCCTGTTCTTGCTGGATGCGTTGCTGGCCGTACTTCTCATAGTCATAAAAGGCGTCCAGATTGCTGTCGTAGTCGAAATGGCCGGAGTCCTGGATCATATATCTGCCGTACTCACCTGGCGTATGGACATTGGGGACGAAATCGAACAGGTCCAGATTCTCCGCCAGGCGGCGAATCTCAGCCGCGCTCTCCGGATTTGCATAGGCCACCACAGCCTCCAATTTGGCTCGATCTGCCTGCGCCAGCTTTGAGATGGCGGCGCACATGGCATTGAGATCAAAGACGCTTTCCTGCTCCAAGGGACAGGCCGTTTCAACAGCGGCAGGCAAGTTGTTGATTTGGATCTCCAATGTTGCGAAATCCTCACTCTCCATTCCATCCCGCCAGAGCATCCGCTCGATCTGGCGCTCTGATGTGGGCAGGTACAGCCAAACCGCCTCGCGGCTGTCGTCGCTGTCGTGGATGGACCTCAGTGAAACAGTCATCAGGCTCTCCTCATATAGATACTCCGGGAAGTTTCTTCCCTGATAGATCCGGCTGAGCTGCATCCCGTTGTCGTAGACGACGCCGTAGGGAGTGACGGTACCCTCATTTTCCGAGATCAGGAGCAGAGCGGTCTCCATACTATCCAGTTCCTCCAGCTCCTCCGTGGAGACGCATCCGCCGTGGAGGTTCATGTAGTGATCCCGGCCAATCTGCTCCAAGTCGGAAAAGTCCGTAATGACCGTGGCCTGCTGACAACAAAAGGTCAAATTGATGAGGTCGGTCATATCGGAGAGTCCCATTTTCGCTGCCATTCCTTGGAACTGGGCCAGCTCCCCGTCAGAAAAACTGTCCAACCGCTTGACGAGGTAATCCAACTCGTCCACATTGATTCTGTGCCCCTCCAGGCATTTCAGACTGGGAACGCAGCCTTCGATCTCCTCCACCATACAATCCTTTGCCCGCGGGTCTCCGATATCCAGCGCCTCCAGCATCTTGATCGTGTCGTTGTATTGATCCTGCGGGATGGGGAAGGGGATAGTGACCAGGCCATATTCCAAGTGATCAGCGTTATACAAAGCCGCTTTGATCCTCATGCTCCAACTCCTTTTCGTTCAGTTTTTTTACTCTGGTGCGCATACAGTCATCCTCGCCGCCCCAACAGAGGAAACCGTGGGCGGGATAGGGGCAGCCCTCGCAGCGGGAGAACTGCCGGCACACTGGTTTTTGTTCCGGCTCCGGGGCATAGCCGGGCGCATAGTTGATGTGGAGCAGCCATTTCTTCACACTACTCCACTTAGGAGGCGGTTGATTGACCACCCCGACATAACTGTTCAGTTTTTTGGGATCCACACGGAGCACCTCACTTGCTTTTTCTGCTCTGAAAACAAAAAAGCGGGGGCCGTATTCTGTCCGATGGCAGATGATACGGCCCCCGCCTTGTTCAGCGTAGGATCTATAAATTCATTTGTGGTTCCTGACTCTGGGCCTGCTCCAACCGGCTCTGCAGATCCGGGACGGTGTACTCGATTTTTGTTCTGGCCTCCTGAATGGCTTTTTGCTGCTTGTAGTCCAGCTCCGGGCCTTCATAGAACCAATGCTCCGCGGCGCGGTACAATTCTGTGAGTTCCTCCAGGGTAAATAACTGCGCTCTGGGGATCAGGCCGGAGCGGACAGCAAAGTCCTGCTTGGCGCTCTGGAAGTCATCTTCATAGTAGTGACCGTGGCTGACTCCAGTTCGGTCATAGTCCCAGATCCAGGTTACAAATTGATACCCCTGGCCATTTTCTCGTTCCTGGCCTGCCAGCACCGCGCCGCCGAAGTCCGCCAGCAGGCGGAAGTCCTCATGCAGGCCAGAGGCATGGAGCAGGGGGGCGTTTTGCATCGTTTCCACATAACTGTATACCTCGTCCGCATCCATGGCCACCTGATGGTACAATTCACTGGCCTCCTCGTTTTGACTACCGGCTGGCAGTAGGAAGACGTCGCTTGCCGGGGACACATAGAGAACCGGCTGGCTGTGGAGGAATACCTCCAGCCGCTTGTCCGCTATGACAGATGATTCGATTCCTCGCTCTTGCAAGCGGCGAGAAAGCTCCAAAAAATATTTTTCTCTCACATTGAACACCTCCAATCAAAAATAGCCAGGCTCCCATTAGAGTCCTGGCATAAATACAAGTTTATACGAATTTTTCACAAAAGAGATGCGAACCGTTTTGTACACATTGCTTGGATGTGAATGTCGCGTTTCTGTGGTTAAGTTCTGCTTCTTGCCGACCAAAAAGGGCGAGGGAGGATACCATCAAAGCAAAAAATGAAGAGGGATGCGAACGAACTGGGGAACATTTTGGAAAACAGCTTAGAAACGCCTGAGCTACAGGCCCATAACTCCCTCAAAAAAGTTACAAAAAAGCCGTGAAACTCAACATTTCACGGCTTTTTGTGGTGGACTCGAAGGGATTCGAACCCTCGACCTCTCGGATGCGAACCGAACGCTCTCGCAAGGTGGTAAGTTTTCTGCCCACGGACTGCGGTGTATGGTTTGATGAAAATGCTGAAAGAGGAGCAACTGCAAGAAACACTATCCCCAGTTTTTCAATAAGGAGGGAGTGGACAGCAAACTTATATGCGTAGAAGGCTGGAAGTTATTTTTTTGCCATGACAAAGTTCAACTTGACAAGGAAAGATGGCCTGGTGTATAATGGGAACAACTCATCGGTGAAAATTTTTTTAGAAAATTATTGTTATTTATTGACCATGACAAGAGAGGTGGAAGAATGAAATTGCAGGACCTTGCAAGTGTTCGCAGCGGCCTGGTCTTGTCGAGAAAACAGGCCAAAGAGCCAAGTGAGTATCGATATCCCTTGATTAATCTGCGGTGTATCCAGCAGGAAGGGACAATTCAATTGAAAGAGGCCGATATCTATGAAGCGAAAGAACCGCTGAAAGAAGAATACCTCTCGCAAAGCGGAGATATCATTGTCCGCCTTACAGCTCCCTATACAGCAGTTCTGATTGATGAAACTACATCTGGAATGGTGGTTTCCTCAAACTTTGTAGTGATTCGAGTTGAAGATAAGAGCCTGTTGCCAGAGTATCTTTTTTGGTTGTTGAATACAGAAAAGATAAAACGAAAAATTTATGAGAATGCAACCAGTAATATGCTTGGCGCAGTTAACGCAAGATTTTTAGCTGACTTTGAATTGGCCCTTCTTTCCGTGGAGGATCAGCGTAAAATCTCCCAGTTCAATCTGCTGGCCAAAAGAGAACGCCAATTACTTAGGATGTTGGCAGATGAAAAAGAAAAGTATTATGCTGGTGTACTGAATCAGGCGTACAAAAGAGCAAAGAAAGGGAAATGAAGATGACAACCAGAAAAGATATTGAACAGGTCCTGTGGAACGCCTGTGATAGTTTCCGCGGCAAGATCGACAGTTCCCGCTATAAAGACTATATCCTCTCCATGTTGTTCGTAAAGTACCTCAGCGATGTCTCCAAAGAGAGGCGCGAAGGGTATATCAAACAGTATGACGGGGATATGCGCCGAGTGGAACGGGCCATGAGCCGGGAACGCTTTGCAATAGACGAGCAGTCCACCTTCGACTATCTCTATGCCAACCGGAACGACGCTGAAATCGGCCAGAAAATCAATGTGGCACTGAACCACATCGAAGAACACAACAGTGGAAAGCTGCGAAATGTATTCCGGGCCATCGATTTCAACTCCCAAGTGGATTTTGGTGAACCCAAAGAGAAGAACTCTACCCTGCGCAACTTGCTGGAGGATTTCAACGGACTGGATCTGCGCCCCAGTCAGCTGGGTTCTGCCGATATCATCGGAGATGCCTATGAGTACATGATTGCCATGTTCGCCTCTGACGCCGGAAAGAAGGGAGGCGAGTTCTTCACGCCAAGCCAGGTCTCTGAGCTGGTTGCCTCTCTGGTGCAGCCCAAGGAGAATGACCGGATCTACGACCCCACCTGCGGTAGCGGTGGTTTGTTGCTGAAAGCCTATAAAAAAGTACCCAGTGGCAAGGTGGCCATCTATGGACAGGAACTCAACGCACAGACCTGGGCTCTCTGCACCATGAATATGTTCCTGCACGGTGTGGATGATGCCCGGATTTGGCAGGGCGATACTCTCTCCAATCCTCAGAATGTTGAGGATGATAATTTGATGAAGTTCCAGGTAGTGGTGGCAAATCCGCCGTTTAGCCTGGACAAGTGGGACAGCGGGTTTCTCTCGGAGGCCGAAGCGGATAGTAAGGGAAAGAAGAAAATGTCCGCCGAACTGGATCAATACCACCGTTTCGATTGGGGTGTGCCTCCTACTTCCAAAGGTGATTATGCCTTTGTGCTGCATATGCTCTCCAGTTTGGATGCCGAGAACGGTCGCATGGCGGTGGTGCTGCCCCATGGTGTTCTGTTCCGTGGAGCCAGCGAGGGAAAAATTCGCCGTCAGCTGGTGGAGATGAATCTGCTGGACGCAGTCATTGGCTTACCCGCCAACCTGTTCTACGGCACCGGTATCCCGGCTTGTATCCTGGTATTCAGGAAGAACCGTACCTACCGGGATGTGCTGTTCATCGATGCCTCCGGGGACGGAAACTTTGAAAAGGGTAAGAACCAGAACATCCTGCGGGACAGCGACATCACCCGCATTGTCAATGCCTATCAAGCACGACAGAACGAGGATAAGTATAGCTATGTGGCCTCCTTCGACGAAATCAAGGAGAACGACTTCAACTTGAATATCCCCCGGTATGTGGATACCTTCGAGGAAGAAGGACTGGTGGATATTGATGAGGTGCAGAAGAATATTGCTTCGATCGAGGCGGAATTGGCCGAGGTGCAAGCGAAAATGGTAGAGTACCTGAAAGAACTGGGGCTGTAAAGGAGGGATAAGCCTGTGTTTAGAAGCTTTATCTATCTTGACGAAGACAAACTTTATACCTATAAACGGCAAATTGATGGCAAAAACGATGTACAACCCAAGGCAGTATCCCAGAAAAAAACCGCAGGTTTTTCAGCTGCTGTGAGCGGCTTCGGTTTGAACGGCGCAACAGAAACCAGTATAGATGGAGAGTTTGAGAAAGATGTGAGTTTCGACTACGATCGCTTTGAGCTTGACCTTAGCAGGCTTGAGGGTGAGGACTACTTCGATTGCGTGTTAAACGCAGAATATGATTTGACTACAATCCCAGCGATGAAGCTCTTGCGTATATGTAGTGGTTTTGAAATTCCGGAAGCCTTTGATGCAGTTAACTTAATTGATCAGTTTATGCCTATGTTAATGGGGCAGATTGAAACTAAGTCTGCAGGAGAACAGGAAGCATTAGAGGGAATATTAGGTAAGGCTTCCGCAGGCATTCCCTTTATTATTGAATGCGATGATGTTACGATTTCTGGCAAGTTGAACGCAAAGTATCTCCGTGAGGAATACGCCAGCCTTGAAGACTATGCCGATCAAGATGTGTACATGCTCTGTAAGGTTGTTGGTATGGTGCGAAAAGATATGGTTGAAATCTTTGATCCGCTGAAAGACTTTATCCGCTTGCCGCGCACTATGCGTCGTCAGATGACAGCGAATGGAAGGTCTGTTGGACTTGATAAGATTTCCATTGAGGGCCCCGTCCTCAAGGTTGAAGTAATTGCCATCTATAAATAATCGAAGGAGGGAACTATGTCATGGCTATTATTCCAGACTTTTTTTTAAATGCAGTAGTCGCTCTTGGCATAGATGGGGGTGATGGAAAAAAGCACTGGATTGGAACGGGCTTTATCGTTGGACGAAAAGAAATTGACAATCCAAACCTTTCTACATATTACATCATCACCAATAAGCATGTTATTGAGCAACAAAAATATGTCTACATTCGTTTCAATTCGCTTGGAGGGGAGCTTGTTAAGGATTATCGAATTAGCCTATATGACAGCATGGGCGTGCCTATGTTCTCTGCGCATCCGCATGATAAAACAGATATAATAGCACTGCAAATTCTCCCGCAAACACTTATCAATGACAAATCTATTTGGGGAGCATTTGATCTTGCTGACCATGCCCTGACACTTGAGCAGATGCAAAATACCGGTGTTAACGAAGGAAGCCTCGTGTATGCCTTGGGGTTCCCTATGGATTTAGTCGCTCCAATCAAGGTTCCCATTTGTAGGCTTGGGTGTATTTCAAGAGTTACAGACGCATTCTTGTTAAAAAAGGGTACTCCAATATTTCTGGTCGATGCACAAACCTTCCCTGGAAATTCTGGTGGTCCTATCGTGAGCAGGCCGGAACATATATCTATTGGTGGAACGCCGAGCAATACCAGTGCAAACCTTATCGGTATTCTGAGCGCGTACATTCCCTACAGAGAAACGCTTTATAGCAGACAAACCGGGCGAGACCGTATGATTCAAGAAGAGAATAGCGGCCTCACTATTGTTCATCCCGTCGATCGTATCAAAGAGGTTGTGGAACTTGAATGGGCGAGAATAGAGACGCAGAAGAAGGCAGCGAACAATGTTGCAACTCTTCCTGCGCCACAAGCGACTAAGGAAGAGGTTGCTGTATGACACCAGAAATCAAACAGCGAATCGAGCAAATTTGCCGGGGTGAAGTTCCTGATGGGTATAAAAAAGGAAAGCTGGGAGTTGTGCCTGAAGAATGGGAGGAAACCTCATTTTCCACTCTTTTTACCAGCACAAGTGATTATACAGACGATTTGGAAAAGTATCCTCTGTACAGTCTTACAATAGAAGATGGGATTACCCCGAAAACGGAACGATATGAAAGAAGTCACCTTGTCAAAAAAGAGGACTCTTATAAGATTGTAAGGCCGAATGATTATGCTTACAACCCAATGAACCTTCGTTTTGGTGCGGTTGCCAGACATAAGGGAGATATGCCGGTTGCCGTTTCGGGGTACTACGATATTTTTACAACGGTACATGAAAGCGACTTGCCGTTTATGGATAGCTTTCTAACCTGTGGCCCTATGATCACCTACTACAATAGGGTCTCCACGGGATCATTGGTTGAGAAGCAGCGTGTTCATTTTTCTCAATTTTTAGAGTTCATGTTACCGTTGCCATCTATAAATGAGCGCACCAAGATTGCCACCATCCTCACTACCCAGGACAAAGTAATTGAGCTGAAAGAAAAGCGCCTTGCCGAAAAACAGCGGCAGAAAAAGTATCTCATGCAGCAGCTTTTGACCGGCAAAAAGCGCCTTCCGGGGTTTAGTGAAGAGTGGAAGATAAAACCATTAAAAAAGTTGACAGAAAAACAAAAAAAGAAAAACCATGGTTTTCAATATCGCCTCGTTCTATCTAACAGTGCTCAACATGGAATTGTATCTCAAGATCAAGAATTTGATAAAGAAATAGCAAACGAGGAACGAATTGATGGATACTATGTTGTTATTCCAGGTGCATTTGTTTACAACCCTCGAATTTCAGTCACCGCACCATGTGGCCCAATTAATGTGAATGAAACTGGTGAGACTGGCATTATGTCTCCACTCTACACAGTGTTCACCATTTCCTCGCCACAGATTAGTCAGGATTTCCTAAAATACTACTTTCAATCGTCTTGTTGGTACAAATATGTGAAGGGAGTTGCGAATTATGGAGCGCGGCATGATAGAATAAGTATTTCAGATGGCGATTTCTTTGATATGCCTATTCCCTTGCCGACAAAAGAGGAGCAAAATTATATTGCCAAAGTGCTTTCTGCCGCTGACCGTGAAATCGAGCTACTTCAGCAGGACATCGAACAGGAAAAACAAAAGAAAAAAGCCCTGATGCAGCTTTTGCTGACGGGTATTGTGAGGGTTAAATCATGAAACGCGATATGGAACTTTGCAGAAAAATACTCTTTAAAATTGAAGAAGACACAAGTGGACGCCCCATATCTGATTTGAAAATTGAAGGATATTCTGCGGAAGATATCAATTATAATTGTAAACTTTTATATCAGGAAGGATTTGTTGAAGATTATACCCCCTATTTTCGTAGTCAATATAGCGTGGGCCAATTGACATGGGAAGGACATGACTTTCTGGATAAAGTTCGTGAAGAAACTGTTTGGAATAGAATAAAAGAGGCAGTGGCTCAAAAAGGAGCGACTTTGACATTCGAAATTATTAAGAGTGTTGCACCTTCTATTATTTCATCTATGATAACTGGAATCTAACTTTCAGGTAACAGCGAGGCGGGATTTCCCGCCCCGCTATTCCTGCTTTTACTGATATTTCCGAAAGGAGGCAACCATGGACAAATCTCTGTACTTAGAAAAGAATGTCAGCCAGCAGCCGGCCATTGATCTGCTGCGGTCCATGGGCTATACCTACATATCACCTGAGGACTGCGAGGCGCAGAGAGGCAGCCGATACCATGTGCTGCTGAAAGACATCCTCCGAGGCCAGCTGCGGCGGCTCAACCGCTACGCCTTTGCCGGTGCGGAAAACGAGTTTTCCGCCGCCAACATCGAGCGTGCCATGGAAGATCTGGATGAGCCTTTAACTGACGGTCTGATCCGCTCCAGTGAAAAAATTTATGATGCCCTGTTGCTGGGCAAAAGCTATCCAGAGAGTGTAGGTGAGGGTAAAACCCTCAGTTTCAATCTGAAGTATATTGATTGGGAACATCTGGAGAACAACCTGTTCCATGTTACCGAGGAGTTTGCAGTAGACAGCCGGGACAAGCTTCACAATGCCCGGCCGGATATCGTGCTGTTTATCAACGGTATTCCCTTCGCTGTCATTGAGTGTAAAACGCCCCAGATCAGCGTAGAACAGGCCGTGGAGCAGAACATCCGTAACCAACAAAAGGAATACATCCCGCAACTTTACAAGTTTGCCCAGATCGTGATGGCGACCAATAAAAACGCTGTGAAGTATGCCACCACCGGCACGCCTAAGAAATTCTGGAATGTTTGGAAGGAACAAGACGCCACTTTTCAGGAAGAGGCACTGGCCCAGTATGTGAGTGACCGCACCCCAACTGAGCAGGATCGGAATTTGATTTCTCTGTTCAGCAAAGAACGGGTCATGGAACTGATCCGGTACTTTGTGCTCTTTGATGCCAATGTAAAGAAAATCTGCCGGTATCAGCAGTATTTCGCTATTAAAGAGATTATCAAGACCATTCAACAGTCAGACGAAAAGGGCAACCGTCAAAGTGGCGTTATCTGGCACACCCAGGGCAGCGGAAAAAGTCTGACCATGGTTATGCTGGCAAAATATATCTTGATGGAACTGTCCGACTGCAACCCGAAAGTAGTCGTTGTCACTGACCGCAAGGAACTGGATCGTCAGATTGCCGCCACCTTTGCTCACACCCGTCTTAATCCGGCCCGAGCCACCAGTGGACGGAATCTGGTAGAGCTGCTGAATAGCGGCAAGGCGGATGTGGTTACTACCATCATCAATAAGTTCAACACCGCTGAAAAAATGGAGCACAAGAATTTTTCACGGGATGTGTTTCTGCTGGTGGATGAAAGCCACCGCTCCAACTATGGTCTGCTGGCCACCAAAATGAGGGCGGTGTTCCCCAATGCCTGCTACATTGGCTTTACCGGTACTCCTTTGATGAAAAAAGAGAAGAACACCATGGCAAAGTTCGGTAAGCTGATCCACAAATATACCATCAAGGACGGTGTGGATGACGGAGCCATTGTGCCGCTCATTTACGAAGGCCGCTTTGTGGAACAGAATGTGGACGAGGCAAATATCGACCTCTGGTTCAAACAGACCACCAAACGGCTCACGGAAGCGCAGCGGGATGACCTTTCCCGGAAATGGAGCAGTATTCGCCGCCTGACCTCCACCGATGCCCGTATCAAGCGGATCGCTCTGGACATCAATGAGCACTTCATTGATGGGTACAAAGATACCGGCTTTAAGGCTATGCTGGCCACTAACTACAAGCGGGATGCGATTCGGTATCTGGAGTGCTTTGAGCAATTTGGGGATTTGAACTGTGCCGTGGTGATCTCACCGCCTGATCTGCGGGAAAGTGTAGACGATATAGACGAGGGTACCGACGATAAGGTCATTGCCTACTGGAATAAAATGATGAACCGCTACGGTGACGCAGATGCCTATGAAGAGGCAATGAAGAACCAGTTCTGCGCAGGGGACATCGATATTCTTATCGTGTGCAGTAAGCTGCTTACCGGTTTTGATGCCCCCATCTGCCAGGTGCTCTACATCGACAAAGAGTTGAAAGAACACGGCCTGCTCCAGGCCATTGCCCGCACCAATCGTCTGTATGAAGGCAAGGACTATGGCCTCATTGTGGACTACCGTGGACTGATTGAAAAGCTGGATACCGCTATGGATCTGTACAGTGGCGCCGGGCTGGAGAACTTTGACAGTGGAGACCTGAAGGGCGTCGTGGTGGATGTCATGTCGTCTGTGGCTGGCCTGCGAGAAGCCTATACTCGGTTGACAGAATTGTTTGCAGACTTGAAAAATCCACGCGACACCGAAGAAGTGGAAGTGTTTCTCGCTGACGATAAGAAGCGAGAGAACTTTTATAATCTCCTCTGTGCTTTTGGTAAAGCGTTGAATATGGTGCTGAATGCGGAACAGGCGTATGCAGCCATTCCGAAAGATGAATTGAAGCAGTATCAAAATACTTTTATCTTTTTCTCCAAGGTGCGCCGCAGCGTGAAAATCCGTTACTGTGATGCCATTGATAACCGGGAATATGAGCCGCTGATGCAAAATCTTTTGGATACGCACCTCTCCGTAGCTGGTCTGAAACAGATCACCAGCCCCATCGATATTCTGAACAAGGATGATTTTGAGCGGGAATTGGAGGAGTTGGGATCTCTTCGAGCAAAGGCAGATGCGATTACCAGCAAATTGACCCGCAGCATTAGCGAAAAGTATCAGGAGAATCCTGCCTATTACGACAGTTTCTCCAAGCGGATCAAGGACGCATTGGAGCAGTACAAGGAAAAGGTGATCTCTGAGGCTGAATATCTGGCAAAGATGCGTACCATTATGGAAGACTATCACGCCGGAAAGAGTACCGTGACCTATCCGGAATCCATTAAGAATAATGTTCATGCCCAAGCGTTTTACGGTGTCCTGTCAGCAGTATTCGACGAAGCGAAGGAAGCGGAAGTTTCTCCTGATTTTGTTGCGGAGATTGCGGAAGAGATTACAAAAATTGTGGCTAACCACAGTCAGGTGGATTGGACTAACAACAAAACAATCCACGACCGGATTTCGCAGGATATTGATGACCTTTTTTATGACTACGAGAAAGAACGGGGATTAAAACTGTCTTTTGACACCATTGATAAGATCATCGAAAATGTCAAAACAGTAGCACTTCGGAGGTTTTGACAGCAATGGCGCAGGAAAGAACCGTCGTATATGAAAACAACGAGATCCACTATCTGCTGGAGCAGAAGCAGGTAAAAAATCTCAATCTGCGGGTTCATAAGGACTGCATGGTTTATGTTTCAGCTAATCCAGATGTCTCAGCTGAAAAGGTTGACGATTTTGTAGTGAGCAAAGGGGGCTATATTCGCTCAGCACAAAGAAAGTTTCGTGAGATGGCGCAGTATGCCCCTCAACCCAAACAATATGTCAGTGGAGAAACTTTCTATCTGCTGGGCAGAGGGGTCCGCCTGAAAGTGGAGAAAAATGTGCGGGACACAATTTCCTCTGATGGGATTTATCTGCACCTTTGTGTGAAAGACACGGAAGACTTTACAAAAAAGCAAAAGATGGTGACCCGTTACCTGGATGAGCAGTGTCGATCCATTTTCGGTGAAATTATTTTGGAGACCTACCCCGTATTTCAAAAATATGGGGTGCCGATGCCAGAATTACGGATTCGGAATATGGAGACCCGATGGGGATCTTGTTTGGCCGAAAAGGGAGTTGTTACACTGAATAAGAGGCTGTTAGAGGCACCACGCAACTGTATCGAATATGTCGTGATGCACGAGTTCTGCCACTTCGTTCACCCAAATCATTCGAAGCAGTTCTATGCTTTCTTAACGATGCTGATGCCGGATTGGAAACAGCGGAAAGAAACCCTGGATAAAAGCGCAACTTTCTGGTTGTAAAATACCTGCAAAGAGCTGGCTATTTTCCTTAACCTGTGCTATTGTGTCTTGCTACAAGGAGGCGAGGCACATGAACGACACACTGAAATTGTTGTACGACAGATTCTATATCCCTCTGCCTATGGTGGAATTCGAACAGGAAGTAGAAACCTGCCACCGGCAGCTTATTGAGCGGTTGGACAAGCCAGAGCGGAAGTTGGTGCTGCAGATCATCGACGCCCAGAACCTGATGATAGAGCAACGCTCCGTGGACAGCTTTATCTGCGGATTCCGTCTGGCTTGGGAACTGGCATACGAACTGAATCATTTTGAAACGAACAGGCATCCATCTCCAGTGGAAGAAGCGGAGATGGATGCCTGATTCTATCTCTACTTAATGACAAGGGTGCCGCCCAGCCGATACCGGCACAGTCCAAAGCCTGTTTCAGATCGCTCTAAAATGGTCTCCGGGATTTGTTTCAGATACTTCCGCCCAAAGCTGGTGGTGCCGAAATATGCGTCAAAGTTGGCCACCGGCAGTACCACCCAGTCGGAGTCTTCCGGCTTGTTGGCGAGGTAGTAGGCTGCCAGTGTCTCAACCATCTCCGAGGGAACCCCTTTGGGCGTGAGCGTGCGAAATTGCTCCACCAGCGAGGGAGGAAGCTCTGGTTCCTCTTTTCGGAGTGGCCCCAGTTCCAGAGCTTGGGCCAGAAAGCTGTCAAACCGCAGGCCCCACTGCCCCTTGGTGGTGGGGGCGAACAGAGGGATCTGCATCTGGATTACCTTCTCCTGCCAGGCTCGGTCAAAGCCCTTCTCAATGGCAGCACACTTCTTCTGGGTACTGCTGGACACCTTCTCCGGGTTTTTCCGCACAAAGGCTGCCACCAGATGCACATGCCTATGAAACCACCCGCTGCCGTTTTCGTCCACAAGGCCGGGAAACTCCCCATGGAATTTTCTAAAATCACTGCCGAACTGCCACGCCTCCCGGGGCGTGGCTTTTTTGTTGTCCGGCACACTGCACCAGGCGCATAAGCCCCGCTTGGCATAGTCGATGCGCTCCCGGGGCGCTTCGGCGGGGCTGCCATCCTCATTATGAAACAGAAACCCTCTTGCCAGGATGGTCAGCACCCGGTTGAGTCCCTCGAAATCCAGGATGGTGTCGAAGGTAAAGCGGCCCAGGTAGGTGGTGTCCTGCTTGTTCCGAGCGGTGTAGCTTACCACACCGGTGTAGTCCTGAAACTCGTTCCACTCATTCAGCATGGTCTACCTCCAGAACATGTTCTTCAATGTGGTCCAGCAGCAGATCCCACAGCAGGTTCCGCTTGCCCAGGGCTACCACATAGGGCACCGCCAGGCTGGGCCAGATAATCTTATTCAGCAGCTTGCGGCAAACCTTGGACACCACGGCCCGCTCGTTGCCGCTGAAGGGGGCAGACAAACAGGCCTCCATCATCTTCTGGAAAGCCGGAGAATCCGTCGGTCGGCGGAGTTGCTTCCGTTCCCGGGCTACCTCCAGATCCTCGATGTCGCAGACCAGATCTCCCAGCATACGGAAGCCGCCGTGGCGGAAGTCGGTCAGCAAATCGTAGTAGTCGCCTCCCTCCGGCAGCCACTCCCGCAGGAATGTTTCTCTCTGTGCTTCTGTCATCAGGTGCCACTGCTGTTCCACAATCTCCTTTCGCAGAGCGGCGATACGCTCCGGGGAGAGCTGCTGGAAGAAGGCATACAGTTCGTCGCTGTCGCAGGCTTCTTCCTGTCCCCTGGCGTAGAGAATGCGGTCAATGTCCGTTTTCCGCTGCTGCCCCTTGGCAGGAGCGCGGCAGGCTCGGATGCGGGAGAGGCAGTGTTCGTAGTCCCACAGCAAGGCAGAAACAGAAGAAAGAATGTTCTCATTCAGCTGTTTCTTCCAACTTCGTTCCTGGGCGAAGGTGAATAGTTCGCTATCCTTCGCTGGTTTCTCCTGAATCTTGGGCGTGTTGCGCTCCAGCTGGCGGGCCAGCCAGGGTAGCCGCTCCACCGGGGAGTCCACCGTGTCCCAGTCGATCCTGGCAAAGAAGGCATCCAGACGCTCTCGGTGGGTGGGCTCATACCAGGCGCGGCGGCGCTCCTCCGCACGCTCCAACAGATATTTGTACTGGAGGAAAGGAGTGCGCTTTACATTCCGTCCGCCCAGAAATTCATCCAGGTTGGGCCGCACACCGGTCTTGGCCGCGTCGATCTCCAGTCCGCTGTAGATGGCCAGGGCCTCCAAGTCCCGGCGGCACCGCTTGCGCTCCTCCGGGTCGGCGTGGTCGTTGTAGGCGATGACGCTGCGGTCCAGCGCGGCATTGCAGATCTGTCCAATGCGGGCGGCAAAGGTGTTCTCCACCGTTTGAAACCGAGCCTGCCAGTCGTTGGCGTCGGACTTGGGTGCGAATAAGGATGGAATTTTCAGCAGGGGCAGGTTGGCGTTGTTGGAGAGCTGTTGATGGACATCATAATCATAGTTCCGCTTCACACAGCGGTTCAGGATAGGATCGGCAATGGTCTTGATGAGGTCGCCGTCGTAGTCCGCACCGCCCAGCCGCTCCGCTGCCAAACTGTCTGCAGACACCATGACCACATCGGTGAGGTGGCCCAGGTAGTGCTGACGCAGTGCGTCTCCCTCTGGGTACACGGACAGCTGCAATTCCTCGTTCCGGGCGATGTGGGGGTTGCGCAGAAGGGTGCAGCTGTCCTCATGGTCATAGGCTGCACCAGGAGCAAAGAAGCTGTCCTCAGCAAAGAAATCTCCCATCACCTGATTGCAGAAGTCCCGCTCACCGGGCAACTGGAACACACGGGGCGCAATTAACTGCCGCAGCAGTTCCAGAAGATCATCGGAGAGGAAGCGGTTGTCCCCTGGCACCAGCAACCGCCCAACGGCATATCCTCGGAGGATCTTCCGGGCCTGTCCGTCCAGCTGTTCCACGTAAATAGGCTCGCGGATAAACTTCGGATTTTTCTCCAGTACCCGGGCCATGATGTGCGCGCGGCTCCCCTTGGGCTGGCTCAGGCCCCGGCGAAAGTATTCCTGCTGATATGCTTCGTTGGCACGAAAGTTATAGTAGGCCGTCTCGGTGGCCTTGGTCAGCCACTGCCGGGAATCATCCTCCGGACTGTGATCCCAGCCTTCCGGCAGGTCGGCGGGGCGGAACTCCTCCGGCTGGATGGAGAGGGTGGAGAGAAATTGATAGTTGAGCTCCACCAGCTTCTCCGGCTCCGTCTTACTCAGGTTGGTGATGTATAGGGCGTGATTGTACTCCCGGAAGGCCTCCCAGTAATCCTCCCAGGTCATACCGTTCTCCCGCAGCCAGCCGTAGGCCTTGAACTGACTGCGGGTGAGAATGATGTCCACACTGCGGACAGGGTGCGCCTTGCCCCAGATATCCACGATGGTCTGGGAGCCGCTGCGCTTCAAAAAATCCTTGAAGTCCACCTGGTGGAGCATCCCCTTGATGTAGGGCATACGAATCTGGAAGGAGGTGTGGGTGTGGCTGCCGCAGCAGGCCTTGTCTACCACCTGGGCGTACTCCTTGGAGATGAGACCCACGCCGTCAAAGCAGGTGATGTCCAGATCTTCCAGTGTATCTGCCCGGTAGAAGGTTCCCGGCTCTCTGCCTTCCAGCAGGGTAATGACAGGGGCTCGCTCCACTCTCTTGGTTGGATTGTCTATGACGATGACCCGGTGATTTTTGTCAATGCGGATGCCGTCTATCCGGGTTCCACTGGAGAACATGAGACCATTGTAGGCGTAGAGTTTACTGAGTTGGCATCGGCCCGGTTCCATATTCAGCATGATCCGCTGGCGCATGGGCTCGTACAGTTCCGCCCGGATGAAGGAGAGGCGGGACTGGCGGCTCATGCTGGCGGAGCGCTCAAAGGCCACATAGCGGCAAGGGCCGCTGCCGAAGTCCAGGGTGATCCCCTCGGGGCGGAACATATCTCTGGCCTTCTCCCGGCGGGCCTGCTGCGTCTTTCCGGTTCCACGCCGGTCAAAGATCCCGGCGAAGTCCATATAGAACAGCACATCGGAAAGCGCTGTGACTTTCTCATCGCTACGCTCCCGCCAGCCTTTCCCGTGGAGTTGGTACATCAGCTGGTGGAACATGGCGCAGCTGTCCTGCTCGTGCTTGGCACCCGGTACCTTGCAGTGCTCGGTGGCACTGCGGTTCAGAGCAAAGGTGTAAACGCCGTCTTTCTCTGTGGCATAGCTCATCACTGCCCGGGCAGAGAGTTCGTAGATCTGATAGGTCGCCATTGGCTCACCTCCGTTTGCTCTATTCTACCACAAACCATTTCAAAATCAAAATGAATACTACTCCCACTTCTTTTGAGGTGGGAGCTTTTTGTATTCAAATTTTTGAAACGGAGGTACCAAACATGAACAACAAAATGAACCATCCCCTGATCACAGTGGACGGCAGAACCCTGATGGATCGTCCGCTGGAGCCGCCCAATTTTGTGGTGGATACCCTGATCTCTCAGGGTCTGCACATCCTGGCTGGCTCACCAAAGGTGGGCAAGTCCTGGCTTGCTCTGTGGCTGGCGGTGACAGTTGCCAAGGGAGAACCGGTCTGGAACATGACCACCAAGCAGGGCACCACCCTCTATCTCTGTCTGGAGGACTCCGTCCTCCGTATCCAGAACCGGCTCTTTGAGATCACCGAGGACGCGCCGGACAGCGTCCACTTCTGCACGGAGTGTGCGCTCATCGGTCAGGGGCTGGAGGAACAGGTAGAAGTGTTCCTCACCGCCCACCCCGATACCATGCTGGTCATCATCGATACCCTGCAGATGGTTCGTCCGATCCACGACGCCACCTACGCCAATGACTACCGGGATCTGTCTGTGCTGAAGCGGTTGGCGGACAAGCACGGCATTGCCATCCTGCTCATCCATCATCTGCGCAAGGAAAAGGCGGAAGATGTGTTCCACCGGATTTCCGGGACCACCGCTATCAGTGGTGCAGTGGATTCCAGCTTCACGCTGGTGGAAGAAAAGCGGGGTAGCGGCAGGGCCAGACTGACTTGCGTGGGCCGGGACATCGAATATCGGGAGCTGGAACTTCGACGCGGCGAGGAAAATGTGTGGGAGTTGGTTTCGGACAGCCGGATACAGCCGGAACTATTGGAGGGGCAAATCGTTGTTCTCCTCTCTGCATTTATGAGCAGCAGAACAACATTTATCGGCACTCCCACGGAGCTCTCCGAAAAGATCGACCCTGACAGAATCGAAGGGGTAACGCCCAAAAAGATTTCAAGGCTGATCCTGCAAAGCGTTGAGGCCCTAAGAAAAAACGGAATTCAGGCAATGGTGCGCCGCAGCAACGGAAAACGAGTGATTGAGCTGCGCCGTGCCGATAGTGCCGATTTGGAGGGCGCCGGAGAAATCGTCCCTATCGACCCTGTCGAGGCGCTGTGCGGTGATTTGCGGGCGGTTTCCAGGTGCGGCGAGTAAACTCCCGCAAAGCAAAAGAAACGCCGTGTTGGGCCGCTTGTGGCCGAAGGAGGAGCGCGGGTGTTCGGCGCGGGAGAATCACCTCCTTGGAGGTGGCCAGCATCGCGTTTGTCTGGTCACCGGCAAAGCCGCCGCCCGCCTTCCGCTTGTTTGCGGGGCGCTGCCCCACACCCCATTTTTATGAAAGACTGGAGGAAACGACATGAAAAAAGATATCAAATTCAGCACCCGGATGGCATCCGCAGACCGGGAGGCCATAAAGGAATTGGCGAAACGCTCCGGAATGTCCATGAGCGACTATGTGACAGCCTGCTGTCTGGGAAAGCAGGTTGTGGTCGTCGATGGAGTGAAAGAAGTGCTCAAAGAGCTGAAGTCAATCGGCAGAAATCTGAATCAACTCGTCACCCTGGCACATATGGGACGCATCACGGTAGTCAATCTGGACAGCGTACGCCAGGCATTCTCTGAACTCTGCGCCGCTGTCCGGTTGATTCTGGAACGAAAGCGGTGGTGAAAAATGGCGATCATCAGCTTCACTAACTACAAGCGAGGACAGACCACCGGATGCATGGGAGCCGTGATGCGGTACACCATGCAGAACAAGAAAACCGAGTGTGACGGTCAACAGTTGGTCACAGGCATCAACTGCCAGCTGGAATCTGTCTACGCGGACTTCATGACCACCAAGCGGCTGCATCACAAAACCGACGGTGTGCTGTTCTACCACATGGTGCAGAGCTTTCCAAAAGGCGAAGCGGTCGATCCGGTCGCCGCTCATGCGGCGGCACTGAAGCTGGCCGAGTACTATGAGGGCTATGAAGTTCTGGTCTGCACCCACACAGACCGGGAACACATTCATTCCCACTTTCTCATCAACTCCGTCAACTTCGATACTGGGAAGAAACTGCACATCGCAAAGGAGCAGCTCCAGGAACTGCGGCAGCGCAACGATCAAGTCTGCATGGAGTTTTCTCTCCCTGTGTTCAACCCCACGAACAGGAAAGAGAAGACCAAGACGATGTCCATCGGCGAGTATCACACGGCCGCCCGTGGCCAGAGTAAAAAACTGCAGCTCATGAACATCATCAACGACTGTATGCGCCACGCCTCTAACCGTGAGGAGTTTATTGCGCTGATGGAGAGCGAGGGCTACAAGGTACGCTGGGAAACCTCCCGGCGGAATATCACCTACACCACACCCAGCGGCTGGCAGTGCCGTGACCGCCTGCTGTTCGGGGACAAATATTTGAAGGAGAATATGGAATATGAATTCAGGATCAGAGAAGAAGTTATCTATGGACGAGCTGTTGGAAAAGAACCGACCTGCGCAGATGGTGCAGACTACGCAGCCTCCGGCGCAGGAGCTGATACCGCCTCCCGAAGACCATCCTACGAAAGCGGAGTGGGAGGAACTGCTGAGCAGCCTCTGTACGCTGGGGTACCACACCGAGAGACAGACCGGTTATCTGAAGAAGGTCAACGAACTGCTGACGCAGTTCCCGACCCGGACGCAGATGGACGAGCTGCTGAAAGCGGTGAAGCATCTGGAGCAGATGAGCGAACAGGCTGGGAAGCGGAACGAGAAGCGTTTTTCTCTGCCCGGCATCAGACTGCCCAGACTGAGTCTGCCGGACATTCCATGGACCAGTCTGCTGTTGGGACTGGCGGCCCTGGCGCTGACTGGGCTGGTGCTGTGGGTGGTATGGTCCAGCTTGGCCACGCTCTGGAGCGTGGCGAGGGGCCTGCTCCCGTGAGGGACGCCACCACCACGCACTACCACGCAGACAGCAAGGCACTTCGAAAGGAACGGCAAAAGAAAATCGCCCAAGGCCACGCCGAGGACGACCACGAAGAAGAACAAACTTGGCAGCAGACCATGTAAAGGAGGATGATCACATGAGTTATCAGCAGGCAATGTATGATCGGGAGCATCCCCGATACTCTGAGCCGACAGAATATATCACGATGGAAGTGGACGGACTGATTGTTGCCCTACGCTTCAAAAACGCCGTTACACAGCCTGACACAGTATCTGCAATTGAGCAGACGCTGTTGATGGCGCAGGACTTTGAAAATCTGAACAAGCCCGCTTGATTCAGTAGACTTTTTACCAGTGGTGTGGGATACTGTGTGTGCATATGAACCTTGCTACGAAAATAAGTAGCGAGGGCGTGAACCTTGACAAACAGGCTTTCAACGCCTCATGAAAAACCATCGCAGCACAAAAAGCGGCAGGCCAAAACCTGTCGCCGGCCGAAGTA